TTATAATCTTCTGTCTGAGCAGGATCGCGAAGAACAGGTTCTCTGTTTTCAGTATATATGAGGAATCCTGTGTATGGTTTTAGAGCAGGTGCTGTTACTGAAACTACGTTCGCAGTAAGACCAGATTCTGATCCTCTTACGAGTTCTCCGACTCTAAAGCCACCACCAGTTCCATTAGTTGTTACACGAATAACTTTTAGAACACCATCTGTTCTTGACGAAGTTGTGTTCGCGAAGTAAACAAGACGAGCTTTAGCACCACTAACTGTACCAGTGATGATTTCGTCTTCGATAAAGTCGCCGTTCACGAGCTCAACACCAACACGAGTTGTCTGATCGATCACAGACGCAGTAGCAGGCGAACCATTTGCAAGTAGTGGATCAGCAACGATACCAATGATACGGAAATCGTTGTTTGTCGTAAACGTATTAGATTCAGAACCAGTAGTTCTTACGTTCATCATAACAGATGTGCCATACAACTCGTCAACAGGATCAGAGCCATGACCTGTGAGTGGCGGAATGATTGGGCGAGCAGAAGCACCAAATCCGTGTGATGCGTTAGCCGTGATAGATACGTTCGCTTGCGAATATGAACGACCGTAGTTAATCATCGTAATCTTACGCACTTGACCTAAGAACGTATTCGACACATACGCGACTGCGCGCGATGTAGAAGTTCCACCAGAATCACCACGAATAGTCACAAGTGGCGAAATGATATAACGACTCGAAGTATTTGGCGTCGTGCTGAAAGCTCCGTTCACAACGAGCGTATTGTTTGCACCCCAATACTTTACGATCTTACGATACTGACCCGCAGCTGCGCCTTCACTAATAAACAAACCAGAACCAACATAAGTTCCGTCAATACCAGATGCAGTCGGCTTTAGTCTCATCCATGTCGTGTTAGTAACAGTAGTAAATGTATTTGTTGTGTGCAGATAATTATGACCGTTAGAATAGATCTTAATGTGGAAAATAGCGCCGTTACCAGAGTTGATAGCGTTCTGTTGAACAGTCCATTGTGCAGATCCATCGTCAGCTGTTAGTGTTTTAACTGGAATGTAGTCTGCTGTGCGGAACTTAAGAATTTCACCAGCAGAAATGGTATACATATATTTCCAACGATAACCGTCTGCTGTATTGATTAGCGACGTACCAGTTCCTGTTGGCATAACAGTAGAGTTAGCACCACGATTGTTATCAATACATTTGTAGACGTTATTGTCAGAAGTATATGTGTAGAAACGTTCACCATACAAATCTACATCTTCGTCGTCGTATTCGTAATAAAATGTATTGTTTGCCCAACCGTATCTTGTAGTGATGTGCGATACGTCAGACTGCTGAACTCTTTTTAGAGACATCATATTACGCCAGATATCATAATAGATGTTCTGAATGTTATTGTTAGGAACTGGCGGACTGTTTTCAGACCACAATTTACGATTGTATGCGTTAGCTCCAGCAGTGATAGTCATAACCGGTCGTGGTGTAACGATCATTGTTTGACCACTTAAGATTTGATGCACTCGCATAATATGAGGATCAGTGTTACCTGAAGCATACTGACCCGTCACACTAATACGATCGCCTACTTGAACTTGACGCGGATTGTCGAAATACGTTCCTTGTCCAACAATAGTGTTACTCGTGCTCGTCAGCTTCACTGTGCCAATAAGAGGCACAGCGTTCGCGAATGCAAAACTTTTTCCGATGTAAAAGTAGTAGCGAGTAGGATCCGCTTCACTTACTGATTCGAAAAACTGAATTGCATTATGAATTCTAAAATGACGAGGAACGAAAACAGTCATTATTATGCAGAAGCCGTATAAGTGATGTTAACAACGTCACCAGAAGCGACTGTCTTATCGCCACCTGTGAACAGACCAGCTGAGTAAAGAACGCCGGAGAATCCACCCTTCTTTGCAGCACCAGCAGAACCAGTGTTGTTGTTAGCCATCAAGAATGTTCCCTTGATAGTGTTGGCTGAAGTGATCGAGAATACAGCAGCTGACGATGTAGCTTTTGAACCGCTGGACGCAGCAGCGAACGAAGGCTTTACGCGATCTGTCTGCGAATATCCAGAGAACTCTGTCCAGCCAGTATGTGAGTTGGCCGTATCACCAGCTGCAACAGCAGAATAACCCGTGGCGCTGATAATACCCAAGAACACCTTACCACCAGCGACTGCTGAGAATGTGTTGCTGGCCAGATATGTGTTGAGAAGATGATTCTTGCCTTGTGTCGTAACAAGATTGTCGAACTTTTCTTCCCACTTTAGGTTTCCGTGGACGTCAAAGCACTGAGCCACGTATTTACCTGATAGACTAACCTCTTCCATATTGCTTGCTCCTCTAGTAACTGTAGCATCGGCGAAAGTCGATGTATTGATTGCTTCTGTCATGGTTTCTCCTATGCGTATTTATACGATCTTTTATGAGCCAAACCAGATACGGGCGTTTGCTGATGTTGGTGTATAGTTCGTGCGCAGAGTAAAGACCGTATTCGAGAAGATCGCATTGACTTGATAAGTCGAATCCGATGGTGTTGGTGAATTTGGAACGGTAAGGATGTAAACATTTGTTCCTGTTCCGCCAACCTGAATGCTGCCGGTGTTCGCTTTGAACACGCCGTTTGCGAAGTAAGATGTTCCTGTTCCTGTGCGAACAAGTCTTGGGGAATCGTCGAACACGCTGATCGGAACATTCTGATACGTTCCAACTGTGTAGCCGCTGACAGAAGAAATCGTGCTGTTCGCATTAAGAACCTTAACATAAACATTCGGGATAAGTTGGAATTTCTGACCAAGGGCAGTATCAGTTGCTGTAACAGATTCAGTTCTAAACGTGTTAGCGGTAAATGTGACACTCTGTGTTGTTGTAGATGTAGCAGCTTCAATTCCAAATGTGTTGGCTGTGTATGTAACATCCTGAGTATGAGCCGCTGTAACAGATTCGGTCGCGAACGTATTAGCCACATAAGTTGCATTTTCAGCTGATGTAGTTGTAATAGATTCAGAAGCGAACGTATTAGCAATGAACGTTGCATTTGGCGTATCAACAGAAGTTACAGATTCAGATGCGAACGTATTAGCGATGAATGTGGCTGAGTGAGAAGCAGAAGCAGTTATAACTTCAGTTCTAAACGTGTTGGCTGTATATGTTACGTCTTGAGAATGGGTTGGCGTTACAGACTCGGTGATACGTGTATTAGCAAGGAATGTTGCGTTTGGTGTATCAACAGAAGTTACAGACTCAGTCGCAAAAGTATTTGCGATAAACGTCATAGACTGTGTTGTTGTAGCTGTTGCAGTTTCAACAGCAAATGTGTTGGCAAGGAATGAAGCAGCCTGAGTTGTTGCAGCTGAAACAGATTCTGCGAAGTTCGAATTAGCGTAGTAGACAAAAGAGTTGACGTTGTCAAGAGCTGTGATTCTTTCGCGAACAGAACGACGCGCAACTACTGGTGCTTCGTCAATTTGCTGAACAGGTGCGGCAATGTTACCCGTAATCATATAATCGCCAAACATCTTTGTACCGGCAGGGTGCAGAAGCGACTTGACGATTTCTTTATATTTGTTTAGAAGCTGATCTACGCGAATGACATAAGAAAATTCTTGATAGTATTCGTTGTCTTGTAGTTTGTTGTTCCAGCTCAGGAAACCTTTCGTGTCGATATAACGACCTGGGAACTGGATAACGCCGGACGGAATAGGTAGAGCTGCACCAGCAAATGTTTTTTGGCGTGATGTGTATGAAGTGAGGGCACTTCCTGAAGTGTTTGATCCAGTGTAAGAATCATACACAATCGCATTTGATTGCGTGATGTTCGTAATAGATACTTCGTCGTATCGACCAAAGTTTGATCCAGGAGTTTCAATTGTAATTTTCTTGATGGTTCCTGGTGCATTGTTGGCTACAACAACGGCGTTGTTACCATATACGTTTCCATATCCATCTGCAAGATTCAGCGTAGAAATGAAAGTATCTACGATTCGAACTGTAGGTAACGAAAGATCATAGCCATATCCAGGATTAATCAACGCGATAGCATTGATTGCATATAGATCTGTAGAACTGAATCGTAATGCTTTGCTCAATACAGTCGCAATGTTTGCGCCAGCCATACCAATGTATGCGTTAGCGTTGCTTTTGTTTTGAAATGGCGTATGTGCTGTTACGAATGATGTGTTGCTGTTGATCAGATGAACACGAAGTGTATTAGCTACGCCCGAAACACGAACAAGATCGCCAACTTGTAGTTGAACTTGGAACTTGGTACCAGATCCTGTTACTGTGTTTGATGTATTCGAAACAGTTACAGTTCCTGTGAGTTTTGCGTTAACTGTTTTTGTATTAGCTCCGCTGCGAACAAAGAATGTTTGATTCAGTCTAGCATTTTTAAGATTACCAATGATGTCTGTATTGATCGAAAGACCACCAATGGTCTGAGAATCCCACGAATCAATCGCAGCCGCAAAGTTTTTACCACTACCGCCAGTTACGATAACTTGCGTGCTTTCTTTCGTGTAACCAGAACCTGTCTTAGCGAGCTTGATTGTTACACCACCTCTGTTGGTAACTTCCGAGATAGAACCAATAGCATCTTCAGTCGAGCCGCCTCCACTGATTCTAACTTTGTCACCGATGTTATGATAAGCGCCGCCGTCTTTTAGATTTACGTTGATGATAGAACCAACTTGAGAGTTGATCGTAGCATAGTTGTTTACGTCATTGACATTATAGACACGTTCACCATCAAGGAACGTTCCGATAACATTCTGAACAGTGATATCATATACTTCAAGACCAAGAGCAGTAGTGCCAAGAATGTCTTGAACGTATGCCGTTGCACCAGACACAACGCCGCGAATCTGCTGACCTTCAAAGCTGCGCGGGCTCTTAGAGAATGGAGCTGCTACACGGAGACGTGTTTCACGAATCCAGCGTCCATCAGACGCACGAAGGATGTCATCGCCTGGATAATAGAACTCGATTTCTTTTCCAAACAAAGCACGGAATAAGAAACGATATGACTGCTGAGAACCACGTGATCTATAGAACTCGCGAATGTGTTTGGCAAGCAGACGTTTATCTGCCAATACACTCGACGGAATGTTAATCATAAATTCTTTGCGGAAGTATTCCACAAATGAATCTACGGTTCTGTCGATATCTTGATTATCTTTAAGTGAACGAACTACGTTAACAGGATTACCTTCCTGTTCCATATACTCAAAGTAGGCTTTTAGAAATGCGACAAACTGCGGACCTTCTTCGCGAATGAACCCAGGAAACTGAGATTCAATCTGCGAAGAGATTTGCTTTAGCGTTTCTTCTGAACCTACGATGTTTGTCATTAGAAGTTAGTCAACTTGATAGATGGAGTAAGGATTGTAGCAGTTTGACCAATCGTTTCGATGTTAGATGCAGTTGCTACTGTTTTTCCTGTATTGTCGTCGATAATGTTGACGACACTTTGTGCCATCAGCAGGATCTGGTTTCGAATAGGTTTAATGTTTGGCGACAATGGCGAAACGATAACAGATACTTCGTTTCCTTCAATAGCAGAAGGTAAGAACTCATTGATCTGAACAACACCGTTATCGTAGTCTACTGTTCCTGTGCTGTATTGTGTATATACTCGACCCAAACGACCAGCTGGGTCTTGATAGTATGTTCTTAGAACACCAAATCCATTATCGTCAAGATATGATTTTTTATCAACATAAGTGAATGACGATGAAGTCAAGCTTCCATATCCAGGATGACGCGATACTCCACTGATAGTTGTAGCAGCACCCAAACGCTGGATAGGATTATTGAAGTTGAGTGTATAAGAGCCGACAGAAATCGTAGATGGCTGGAACGTTTTTCTTAAACGAATATCAGCAGCAGTTGTTACGATTGAACTATCTGATCCGTCAACATAGTCGAGGAAACGTGAGTATCTAAAGCTACGATCAAAGCGAGACAGATACTCAGACTCGAACGCGATAATGCGATTAGCGACATCTGCCGCTAATTCACCAGGAGTCTTTGTAGTCAATCTAGAATCGTAACGCACGTTTAAGAATGGTACGATATACAGATAAGTTGGATCTACGACTTCGATATCAATAGACTGAACATTGTATTTACGAATGTTGCTTACGATTTCAGCTTTACGATTCTGTGAGAATGTAGTGCCGTTCTTTGGTTTCGCACAGATGAATACTTTACCGTAGATAGGTGGGCTGTTTTCTTCTCCACCCCAAACGCTGATGGCAGAAATATCTGGATTCTGTTGTAACAGAAGCTGATTATAATCTCTGGCTGTAACTGTGCGGTTTTGTGTTTCAAATGTTCTTGGTGCATTGAAACGAATCGACTCGATGTCTTCGATACTAGCTCCGCCTGACGAACGCCCGATGTTTACGACATTGATTCCACCTTGTCCGTCGATCGTACCGTTAATCAAAGTGAAATTGTTTGCTCCGTTAGGTGCTTCAGCATTACATACACGATAAGAAACCGTAACAACTGAAGATGTAGCAGGTTGCTTACCAATGTAACCATCACCAAATGAAACTTTGAATTTCTTATCACGTTCTGCTTCTACGAAGAATACCTTACTGTCTGCGCTTACATCATTGATATCGTCGGCAAGAATGTATGTCTGATTGTTTCCGCTTTCGTTTACGCTAACAGTGATACTTGTTGTATCTACATTATAGTTTGGCAGAACGAATGAAGTGTTAGATGTGCGATTAAACACATAACGATGTGTGAGTGGAGTGCCTTCTACGATCGTAATGTAATCAGCAAATCCATTTGTTGAATTGGCTGTGATCGTATATGTCTGTGGCGTTACGAAATTGTAAGAAGTTCCATTAACAACAGTCGTGAATCGTGTATTCTTAGGAACACGAATAGAGCGGAATGTTGCGTTAGCTGTGCTGAGGGTAAAGATCATCTGAACATTTGCAGATGAGCTTCTCGCGCTCGTAGGAGTATAGCCAAGTTTCTTAGCGTGTGATACAACAGAATCATAAAGCTGCGCTGTGTCGATAAAGCTCTCGTTTGCAGCCATATTTGCGTAGAAAGCATTATAGTATGTGTTGTATGCAAGTAGATCAAGCAACGTACCCATCGCAGAGTCCGCGAAATCGTAATCAGAGAACTCTGGCTTAGTTGCGATATAATTTCGCAGATTAGCACGAATCACATCGAAATCTAATCCGGAAACAACAAGATCTGTGTTAATAGCCATTAGCGAACCCTATTGAGATTAACGTCTAGAGCGACGTCGTTAAGAGTATATGCGTTTTTGAAACGAATCGTGATATTAAGAGCATTCTGATCACGCTTTTCTTGAATCTGAATTGCGTATGGCTCAAGAGTTATTCTAGCGTCATAGTTCTCAATAGCTGTTTCAATTTGCGTTTCGTATGCGTAAACGTCGATGGCATCGAAGTTATCGAACAGACGACGACGAACGTCTCCGCCAAACTCTGGGCGAAACGGGCGCTCGTAACGATTAGTTAAGACGAGATTCTTAAGCGCCTGCTTAACGGCTTCGTCGTCTTTTTTCATCAACAGCTTGCCGGTAGAAGGATGACGACGAAAAGACAGATCAAAGTCTTTGTTCGTTACCTTTTTCAGTTTGTTTGACAGCTGTCTCTTATCCATCATTGTTCCTTTAGTCTATTAGGCTTATTTATTCTAAAAAAACCCTTGACAGCTGTCACTCAAACCATTATAATATGAAGTGTATTCAGGCGGTACTAATAGCTGTATTTGCCTTTGCTTCATCCTCCTCAATGATAGCCAACGCTTCAATAACAGTAGATGTTGGCTTAATTCGCGGATGCTTCTTAATCAGATCAGGATAGCTATACTTTGTCAGTTTGCTATAGTCAACAGAAGCTAGAAGTTCGGCTGTATGCTTTTCTACTTTAGCAGATAGTTCCATACGTTTCTTTTCTAAGTTCTCATAACGAGTATTGCGTCCGTATCCACCAGAACCCCAGTTGACTGTGTTTGCATTACCAACGAGCTTATTGCCATACGAAGTCTTAGCTGCTGTGTCTGCTACCATATTCGTTTGTGGTGCAATCGTAGCTTTCATTCCCATGAACTGAGAAAGCGGTTGTTTCATTGTAGCCATAGCGGCACCAGCCGCACCTTCAGCAAACAGATTTTTCATTTCAACAGGTTTCTTTGGTTTTGGTGGCTGCGCTGTCTTGATAGGATTAATCGCGTCAAACACAGGAGTTTTACCAGGAAGCGGAAGCATCTTCATGAGTCCACCAGCGAGCGCCATGTTAGGAACCATAGATGCGATGTTAAATCCTTTTCCTCCAAGCGCTCCTGCGATAGCGCCAGTTAGCATCTTACTTGCGAGTTTGTTCATGTTCACAAGTGGGAACTGACGTTGCATCTGTGCAGCTTTTGCAGCGAATGCGATAGGATTAGATGCTAGTTTAGCAAGAGCTGCTGTTTCAGACTGTAGATTAACAGTAGATGCAGCAGCTGAAGCTAGTCCTGCCATCGCAGGTAATCCGAAGTTAGATCCTACTGCTTTGAAGATAAGCGCCGTTGGACCTTTAACTGCTACGTTCAATAGTGTCTTAACTGCTACAATTTGATTTACGATATCTGCTGCGCCAGCTGCTTTGAAAGGAAGTTGTTTCGTTACGCCACCGATAACACCTTTAACAGCTTGTACCGGACCATCAAGTCCAGGAGGAACAAACCCACTTGCGATATTACCTAATGCATTTGCAGCTCCTGCTACGAGCGCACCTTTGATAGCACCTCTAATCGCTTCGTCTGTCGTATATTTTTTACCGCAAAATGGGTCGCTGATATTTGCAATTTGATTATACATCAGAGCGCCAGCTGCACCAGCTAAGAATCCGTCAACATTTCCTGTTAATGCAGCTGTAAGAGCAGAGTCTAATTGAAATTGTGGAAGTGTATATCCAAGCGGATCGTTCATCATAAGTGATGCGTTGCCGACATGATAGATATCAGCAAACTCGCCACGTGACATAGCGTCCATCTGATCGTATAACATATCCATACCTTTATAGGTAAACTGTTTCCCGCAGAAGTTGAACTTCTGACCAGGAATCACATTTGGATACATCATTCTTAGTCGAGTATCAATCTGTAACTGATCCATAGACTTTACATTCCAAGTGGTCGTAGTGGTTTAATAGGACCAGGATTTGATGTTTGTTCTTTCTTATCTTCATCAGACATATTGATTCTCCTTATTATGATGGATAGAATTTGCCAGCACCAGCAATAAGACCTGCTGTATCAATCTTAGATCCACCATCAGTTTCCACAAGCAATTTACCACCAGCACCAATACGAACATCGTTATCTTTCGAAAAGATACCAGCTTTATATCCATCAGCCATTATGAGAGTTCCGCCAGCAGCACCATAACTTCTAACTTCAACATAGTCTTCGTCTCGTATAAATGTTCCTGTTTTTGCGCGAGTTTGGAATTGCTCTTCTGTTTGCAGTTTCATAATACCTGAAGAAGCGATACCCATCTGTCCTCCAGCGCCTAATCCCATACCTCCAGCAGATACAAGTTGATGTTCGCCTCCTGTAAGAACGGCATTATCGCCAGAAACAACTTGCGAGCTTTCGCCGCCAATCGTTTGATTAAGATCACCGTTAATCGTGTCGACTTTGTTGCCGCCACTTATTTCTTCACGATCTCCAGAACTGCGATGCGATGTCTTACCGTTGACTTGCACTCGCTGATCACCGCCAACTTCCTGTAATTGTTTACCACCAGACTTGAAACGCATTTCGCCGTGCGATACTAATTCGATTTCATTCGCTTCGATCTTATATGTACCGCCAACTTTAACTAGCACATCACCGGAGATAACAAGATTAAAGTTTCCTGTGATCTTTTCGTCTTTGCCGTCGTTATGAAACTCTTGCGTTTTCTTTTGTGCTTTGTAGATAAAGGCACCATCATCCTGAATCTCAATGCACGTTCCTGAAGCGTGATAGATGTGAATACGTCTATCGCCAGGAGTGTTATCGAACTCGAACTTATGTCCAGCTTCAGTTGTGTATGTGTGATTCCCAAGATATTGGGATTTCTTACCACCAGGTTTCTTTTCGTCTATCTTTGCCATTCAATTATCCAAACGCTGATCCAACGGCGAATTCGCCAGTTCCCTGAATTTTATTCTGTTCGTCGATAATATTCTTCGTGTCGTCTTGTAGATTAGCCGCATCACCCAGTTCTGAACGAGCGTTATCCAGTGATGCGAGCTCCCAGTCTACACCATTCTGTGATCCCGAGCTATTATCAGTAGAATCAAAGTTATGTTTAGGTGGCGGAAGTGGCGCTTGATCTACGACTTTATCTTTGCTTTTAACACGAGGATCTTCTTCACGTTCTTCAGAACCACGTGCGGCTAACGATGACGAAGACTGATCGTCCTGAGTAGGATGAACAGCTGCACTTGGTCCACCAACACCGCTGTTACCGAATAAATTATTTAGAGCTCCCATAAGCGCAGCAACTGTCGCAGCTTTCTGTGCGAGCGTTGGCTTAGGAACTACGTATCTGCCGTTGATATATGTTGGTGGAGGAGCAAGAATCGTAAGTTCGTTTGTCGTATCGTCCGAAGCTATGATAAGATCATTCGAAACACGATACACATTTGCTTCTACGTCATATGTCCCAGGATATAGTGGGCTGTCGATATGCAGCTTCCAAGTATATTCGCCCTTGATAGCTGTTTCTTCAATACCTAAATTACCTTCGAACAGATAATATGGATTGTAGTTTAGAATAATCTCGATAGCTTCTTTAGGAGTTTTGCCATCTGGCTCAAAACGATCAAACGTCACCTTACCTGTTACAGTCGGTGTCGTGTTTGATGTAGATAATTTATTGACTGTAATCTTAGCCATTATTTACTACCTGATCCAGGTGCGTTCTTACCAGCTTCTTCTTTCTGCTGAATGTGCGGTAAAACGCCAAACACAATAGGAACTTGCGCTCCGTCGCCATCCATAAAGAATCCAAGCACTTTAGACTGCTCGACAATTCCTGATGGAGATGAGCCGATGCCACTGATACCAGCAGATGTTGTTGGCATAAGCACATAGCACCAAGGCAGATCTTTCGTAGGAAGTTTTCCCTTATCGTCTGTGTGATGCCCCTTGATACGCACTTTAATGCGACCAAGCTTCAGTTCGTCTTTTTCACCAGAGAACTGACCTGTGCCACGATCTTCGACAACACCGACCCACCACTTGAGCCCGTCTTGCCCCATGACTGTGCCAAAATCAGCCATTATGTAATACCTCCAGCACCTGAGCTTGAATTCTTATTCTGTGAGTCAGACTTACATTCTAGAACACATTCGTATTTCATATCATTTTGATCGCGATATATGACGTGACGAATTGATGTGACTAAAAATGAACCAGATCGTTTATCCAATTCACCTTCTTCCTGATTCGCAGGAATATTTAAGCGAACTTTCACTCCTGGTTTATATTTCGTATCGCCAGGAACACGGATATTCATCACAAGATTATCTAGCTGCATTGCGGCAGAGCTTTGCGCAGCATGATCAGCCAGCGATCTTTTATGCTCTTTAATCTTTGGATCGCGCGAGTCACGGAACTTGCTTTCGCTTTGTCCCGGCGCAACTACGAAATTAAATCGTTGACCACGAGCTGATTCGCTTTGCTTTTGTTCTACTTGCGCTGATCCAGTGTGTGATGTATCTCCAGCACCATCGCGCTTACCTTTAGTCGTGGCGTCGATCTTGCCTGTCGTAGGATCGTAATAATACCAGTGATCTGATGACGCACCATTATATGAAGAAGCCATCTTATCAAAGTCTTTTGCTTGATCGAACGCGATAATCACTTTCTTGGGATCGCCGCCCTGTCCAGTATTCTGATGAGAATAAGTGAGCGTGTCGCCTTCGCCGCCGTCAGATAACATTTTATCAACCGTGCGGAAATGATATCCATCGCGATCCTGATAGAACACATAGTTCGATGCTTTTGCTTCTGCAGCTTTACCTTCTTTTGCAGCCCAACGAATAGCTGTAATGGGGCTACGACCTGTGCCATGATAAGCGGCGTTACCTTCAGTTTCTTCATTGGTTACTAGATCTTTTTTGAGCGTCGTCGAGTCTTTTGTCAGCTCTTCGTGCCACTCTTTGACCATCTCAGATATTTTCTTACCGACATAACCCTTAACGATTTCTTTCTTATTATTATCTACGAATTCCGAAGGTACGCAAGTCATAATCATTAAGTCTTGATTTTCCTTCACGCGCATACGATCACCGACGCTAATCGTCTTGAACTTCATCTGAATAGAATCACCTTCAGATGCACCAAACGATAATTCGACGTCTTCGCCGCCCTTTAATCCCTGACCGTTATTAAAGCCAGCCGCGTCATTGACCTTGATATTACATGATGCGCATGGAGAATAGATACTCTCGAAGTATTCAAGAGTATTGACGATATTCTTAATGTCCTGCCCAGCTACGGTGCAGTTCTTAATACTACCAGTTGAACTCATCTAAGGCTGCCACTCGCATTAAAGATATAAGGATGCTGTTCTTTGATGATAGCTAGATAATTAGGATCAAGCAAATAGATGTGACGGTTATCGTCATTTTTCTTTACTTCATATTCGTATATAGATACAGATTTACGTTCTGGAGCTGTTAGGCTTGCGTATGTTGTGTAGTCTACTTCTAGCGTTTTCTCTGGCAAAACTCGCTGATCAAAACCATCAACTAAGATTTTATGCTGCTGAATGATTTGTTCGTAGTGGTGCACAGTGCTCATGGTATATTCTACGCTGCCGTATTTCTTTTTGAGATATGCGTTGAACTGCTCATAGCTCATCACCCATTCAAAGTATGGGTCTTGAATTTCATTTACCAGCAGAATAAGCCAGTCCATCGTATAGTCTTGATAATAATCGTATGCAACAGTATCTGGGCGCTCGCCGTCTTGAACATAATACTCGTCGAACGTGACGCGAGCATTATTGATAAAGTTCGCTACAGAAAAACGCTTCGTGATATCCAGCGCAGAAACATAATCTTTGCGCCCAGGGATACGATACGATGTCGTAGGAAACGGTCTGAAATAAAACATTTATCGTCCCGTGTTTGGTGGCTGAGTGCTTGGGAATACGCCAGAAACAGGAAGTCTACGTTCGATAGGTAGATTAACTGACAGCTGTTCGTATAGCGTCTGCTTTGTAATGATTTCTGTTTCTTGGAATGTTAACGAAAGCTCGACTTCAGCAGGAGCTGGTGGACCGCCGCCATCTCTATCACGAACATATCCTGGATATCCCTGAGCATGATAGTTCACGCGAATATCTTTAAGAACTGATGGTTGCAGCTGAAACAGATAATCTGGGTGGCGGAATTTAATACGGAAAAACTCTGGGTACTTGAAGAATAGAGCACCTGCGACATATTCAGGATGAGCATAATACGCAAACATATCAGTGATTAATTTAATTGCGTTTGACTCATTACGATTGCGTGGCGACAGACGCCATGAGAACTGATGCTCGCGGAAATTAACGCCAGTGAACAGCACGACTTTATGTGGGTTCTGTGCTAGACCTGCTAGAACTTTAAGAGCAGCCGCGCCTGTATCTTGAGTTGCGCCAACAGCTCCAGAAACTGCTGGAGGAACTTCAATACCAAACGCCTTAGCTATACCTGAAGCTGCTCCCGCTGCGCCACCAGCTGCTGCAGCTGCCATTGCTCCACCGGCAGCAGCTAATGCAGGAACGTCGTTATTTCCGTAGATAGCACGATCACCAGCTTTTAGAGCTTCGCCCGATGCGCCGGCACCCAACGTTCCGTTTGTATATTCTGGATTATAATCTGTGCTTAGATTAGCTGGCATCGGTAGTTTAATTGTGCCGCCGTTAATCTTTGTGCCAAAATTAGCTTTTTGCAGCAGATCAGTTCCTAGACCTTTTGTTTCATATGCTGTGAACTCAACCCAATGACCAAGTTGTTTTAGATCGTTAGGAAATGATAGCGGTTCCATTCCAGTAAATGGATCTGGAATCTTGTTACCACCTACAAGAGCCATGAGTAATGTTCCACCAACACCTGCTGCTGCGCCTAATGCTACAGCCGCAGCACCGCCTCTTGTCATTCGCAGTGCTGACAGATTTCTAGCTGAGTTTGGTCTTGGTGTTCCTGCTGCTGTTGTTGGTCCTGGCATTGGTATTCCTTTTTCCCGTTCAGCTATTTATAGCCTACATAAGGAGCATGGCACCTTATACAGGACGTTTCGTTCCAAAGAATCCACAGAAATATAAAGGCGATCCTACGAAGATCATTTACAGATCATCGTGGGAACTACGCTTCATGAACTATATCGACAGCAATCCCAATATCATTCAGTGGGCATCTGAGGAGTTATTCATTCCTTATAAGTCTCCGCTTGATGGTAAGTGGCATCGCTATTTCCCTGATTTTGTTATTAAGATGCGCGATAAAGAAGGGAAAGTGACGACGAAGATGGTTGAAATCAAACCACGCTCACAATCAGTTCCTCCTACTCCCAAGGGCAAAGGTTCAAAGCCTACGAAGAAGTATCTACGTGAGGTAGCGACTTTTGGAATAAATAGTGCTAAGTGGCACGCAGCAAAAGAATACTGCGCTGATCGTAATTGGGAGTTCGTCGTGTTGACGGAAAAGGAACTGGGTCTATAATGGTCGCATACGTTTTCGACACTATTCTACAAAGAGGTTCACAAGCGGGAGTTGCGCCATCAGTTAAGCGTGAGTCTCGCGAATGGTTCCGTAAGCAAGCTAAGACTATTACAGCAAACCCATCGCGTATGATGCGCAGCAATAACACGAGACTAACAGATAAGCCGTTGCTCGGACGCATGTATCTGTTCGCGTATGATCCAAAGGGCAAAAAGACATTACCGTATTATGATAGATATCCTCTTATTTTCCCTATCGCGTCTAGCAAGACTAGTGGTTTTGCAGCAAGTGGAGGTTCATTCCTCGGAATCAATCTACATTATCTACCACTCCCTCTTCGCGCACGACTAATGGATGCGCTGTATAAGACGATGACGACTAAGGAAATCGACGAAACGACAAGACTTAAGATTTCCTATCAGATATTGCAGCAGGCGTCGCGCTATCGTTTCTTTAAGCCATGTATCAAGCGATATCTAATCTCAAATGTTCAATCACGTTTCTTTTACATAGAACCCACAGAATGGGAAATGGCATTATTCTTACCTCTTGACAGATTCGTGGGAGCTAATAAGTCACGCATTTATGCGGATAGCCGCAACAGGATCTAAAAATGCCATTTAATGTTAGCACATTCAACTCGGAAATTGCTCAGTCTGGTATCGCGCATACCGGTTTCTTTGAAGCTCGTATTCTAAAAGCGCCTCTGATTCTAGCTCCTATGATGCGCAATGGTATGGCGTTTCGTATCGAGTCTGTGAATCTACCGGGAAGAACACTACAGACGCTAGACCAGAACTATCATGGTCCTGTTCGTCGCATTCCATATCGCTTTTCGCATCAGCCAGTGACGTTTACCGTTATTCTTTCGCGCGACATGCGTGAGCGCGAAGCCTTTATGAAATGGCAAGATCACTTTATCGGTCACTCGCGCACGAACTATAATGCTGTTTTTGATAGCCCATTTGATTCGCTATACTATGACGATGCATGGGGAGAAGTTGATATCGTTCAATATTCTCACGCTATCACTGATGGAGTTAAAGGCACCAAAGGTGAAGGGAAATACGTCGAGACATATAACATTAAATTGCGCGAGGCTTATCCATCAAATGTCAACGATATTCAGATGTCGTGGGGTGACGAAGGATATGGCAAATTGCAAGTCGAAATGACATATCGTTATGCGATTGAAGCTCAACGCACGTTCTTAAATTCAACACAAGCTGAAACAGCTCGACAAGCTCGTGAATATAATTACACGAAAGAATTACCTGGAAAGAAAATTGATCGTTAACAGCATGGAGTAAATTATGGCATTACCAAAACTAGCAGCACCGCGATTTGCATTAGACATTCCATCGACTGGCGAGCGTATATCGTTTCGCCCGTTCTTAGTAAAAGAAGAAAAAGCTCTGTTGATGGCTGCTCAGTCTGAAGATACGATCGACATGATTGACGCGGTGAAAGATGTTATCTCAGCTTGCGTTCTTGACGAGACGTTTAATGTAGAAAAGATTCCTTATTTTGATTTGGAATATATCTTTATCAACATTCGTGCCAAGTCAATTAGCGAAGTCGTAAAGCTGGAGTATCGTCATACTGGCGGAGTAAACTATCAGGGTATCGCGTGTGATGCGGTAACTCCTGTAGAAATCAATCTTGAGCGAGTCAAGGTTCAGAAAGACGAAAAGCATACGAATAAAGTCAAGCTCGACGATAAACTAGGGCTCGAGCTACGTTATCCTACGATTAACGATGTTCGTATGGTATCTGAAGGTTCTGACGAAATTGAGATGTTAGCCAAATGTATCGTGTCAGTATATGACGAGGATAGCATTTACGAACCAGATAATCTTGAAGATTCGATCAACTTTATCGAGTCACTGAACAATGAGCAGTTCATGCGCGTCATGGAATTCATTTCTACGATGCCAAAGCTCAAGCATACGTTCAGCTATAAGTGCCGTGGTTGTGGACAAGAAGATACGGTTACACTAGAGGGAATGTCCGATTTTTTTTAATGATCCTCTCTCATAATACGTTGGCGAATTATTACCAAACCAACTTTTCGTTAATGCAGCACCACAAATATGCGCTGAGTGACATAGATGGTATGATTCCGTGGGAGAGGGATATCTATGTTAAAATGCTCATCGAGCACCTTGAGAAGCTAAAGGAAGAACAAGAAAAACGCAGGCGGTAAATGGCAGATAGAGATGACGAAGAAATCCTTCGTATCATTATGGAAAAGGGTAGCGACAAAGCTAAGAAAGCGGCAGCCGACGCTCTAGCGCAACAGCCTCCTACTCCTGCTGATCCTCCTGAAGTCAAGCCAATCAAAACTCGTAAACGCCGCAAGGGTCTTAAGAGCGTAGCCGCTAAGATCGGCAATTCCAAGTATTATTACAATCCAGAGGGAGCTATCGTTGACGAAAATGGTCAGCCAGCTCCCGAACGCATAGCTAAGATGCTGTTACAGAAAAACGAAACAGCTGATGCGATCAAAGGACATCTGACAAAGATAAAGCCAAATCTAGCTAAGACTGAAAAGGCTATTACGGAAAAACAGCAGCGCGAAGTCAATACTCGTATCGAACGTCTGGGTAAAGTCACAGAGAATACGATTGCTACGAATAATGCAATGATGAATCGTGTTCCTGTAGCATTTACTGAGTTTCAGAACGTATTAGATAATTTCGCCACGCAAAATAATATGCTGCTTGACTCGTTAACAAAACAGAACGACGAGTTTCAAGAAAAGATTATGGAGATGCTGACTGGCATCAAAGCTCCTACGAAATCGAGTGGCGAAAAGAAAGGACCAACTCTTCCTAAGAAATCTGCTGGGAGTAAGAAAGGAAAAGTAACCCGTTCTGCTCCTACTACGAAACGAGTAGCTCCAGCTAAAAAACCAAGAACATCATCACGTTATCAGCAGCGTGTTGCTGCGATGTCTGATGAACAGAAAGTCGCACAAGGACAAAAAGTTCAGGAACGTGCTGAGCGTATCGGACAGATAAGAACACAAAGAAATATTGGAATGGTTGCCGCTGGAATTGGTGTTGGAGCCGTTGGCGGCGCAGCAGCTGCATATGGTGCGTATAAGTTATTTGCCGGCGACAATAAACAGAATATCCCTACACCACAAACTGAAAATCTAGATGACGGTACGAAGCGCTCAACTCAAGGCACTGCTCCCGATACAGGTACAGGACCAACGGGTGCCGCTGGCGGCAGTCTATTCCAACAACAACCATCTGCTCCTCCTCCAGCAGGAGCTCCTCCAGCGCAGCAGCAACAGCAACAAGGTGGAGCAGGAACGCCAAGCAAGACTCCAGGGATGACTACGCTCAAAACTCCTGGTGGAAAAGCATTTGACGTAGCTGCTCCTTATGCTGCTAATTTCCAAGGATTTGTTAACGAGCTCGAGAACAGCGGATATAAGATTAAAAGCATCGGTGGATATGCTAATCGTAATATCGCAGGAACGGGAACAAAGAGTTATCACTCACTTGGTGTAGCGATTGATATTAATCCATCACAGAATCCGCATTTATTTGACGGACGCACAGTCACGGATATGCCGTCGAATGTGGGAGCAATGGCTGCTAAGTATGGTCTTGGATGGGGCGGCAACTGGCGCTCGTCAAAAGACACAATGCACTTCTCAATGGCTAAGGGAGAAGGTGGATCTGTAGCAGTAGATAGATCTGGAGCTACTCCACTCCCAGGTGCTCCAGGCGCTCCTACAGAAGGATTTGGTGCTCCAGGAGCTATTGCAGCAGGTACTCCGCAAGCAGCTCCATCAGGAGGAGGCTTTGGTGCTGGTGGAGCTATTGCAGCGGGGACACCACAAAAAACAACTCCAGACGTAGGAACGGCAGGAGCTGGCGCAGCTCCAGGCGAAGTTGTTAAAGTGGTAGAAGCTGGCGCTGGATATAATGTCGTGCAGCTTGCGGACGGATCGACAGAACGTCGAGACGGCGCACGCAACTGGCGTAATAATAATCCAGGAAATATTCAATACGGCGACTTCGCTAAGAGATTTGGTGCTCTGGGAAGTGACGGACGCTTTGCTATTTTCCCATCGTATGATGCTGGACGTAAAGCAAAAGAAGCACTGTTGTTTGAGGGAAGAGGTTATGCTGGAATGAATATTCAGCAAGCCATTTATCGCTATGCTCCACCAAATGAAAATAACTCACAGAACTATGTCAACACAGTAGCAAATGCTGTAGGAGTTCCTGCATCTACGCCTTTATCACAGTTGAACGCACAGCAAAGAGTTGCTATGTTGAACGCTATGGAAAAGGTTGAGGGATTTAGAACTGGTAGAGTTACACGACAGAACGGACCTACGGGAGCTCCTACGACAGCAGTTGCAGCAGCTGGAGCTGCTAATGAAGCAGCTGCCGCAGGCACACCAACGAAAGCAGAAGCTCCAACAGCAGTAAGCGCAGCTGGCGCAGCTAATCAAGCAGCTACTGCACAAATGACCGGAGAAAAGCCAGCGAACGTAACATTCGAGTCTGGAAAAGTTGACATATCAAAGGTTGATCCAAAGCTATTGCAAGGATTATTTGCAGCAGCTAAAGAGTATGGTAAACCTGTTCGTATCAACTCAGCATATCGCGGTGACGAATATCAAGCACAACTATGGGTTCGCGGGCGTATTCTTAAAGAGCCTGGAATTCATATTCCTGCTGCTCCTGAGAAAACAACTACGATCACCTATAAGGGACAAACATACACAGTTCCAGGATCTGGACGCGGATCTGCTCATGGTCGCGGACAAGCGATTGATATTAGTCCAGGCGTAGGATCAGATTTCCAAGGCATTCTAGCTAAGTATGGTATCACGTATCCATTCGGAGCAAGCGATCCACCACATATTCAGTTGGCTGGAGGAAGCAGTTATACTCCTCCTGCGGGTGGAGAGCCGGCTCCTGGAACAGCAGTTGCAAATGCTCCCACAGCTCCAACAACAGTAGCAGGAGCGGCGCTTGCTAACGCATCAGCTGAGCGCGCAATTCAGCAAGGAACTGCTCCGACTGGCGTTCAGCAAGTGATAGTAAATAATACTCAAACAGTTAACAATACACGATTCGTAAGAACAGGAAGCAGCATACCGAGCGGTTGTGAATGCCGTCCAGGTGGATTTAATCCTCTAGCGATGGTAGCTGGTGCTGCGCTAGGTAAAGCTCTGAGGTTATTCTAATGACTATTTCTAAACTCGTTACTGGTGGACAGTCTTTTGAACGCCCAAGTGTAAGTGCGTTCTTTGGTAAATCGCCTGCTAATGCTAACGATAATGTCGAACAAGTATCGTCAGACTTCCTGAACAAAGACATATTCAGATCTATGATCGGCTCTATTGATATTATCGGTAAAGAGCTAAACAAACTGCGCGATCTTTCTAAGAACATTATGAAATCATTTGAAAACTTGATTAAGAATACGCGCGATCTGAATCGTGATATTACAAGACGTTTCCGTGATGTGAACGAACAACTTAATCAAAGTAGAATGGATTTCTTACGTTCTATTATGCTTACACCTGTTCCTGCGTCTGACAAACCCACGACTATTGGGAATCTAGTTAAGGAAAGCGAAAAGGGTGCTGCTACAACAGATACGCCTCCGCCTCCAGAAGAAAAGAAATCATTCTTAGATTCTATGTTAGACTTGGCTAGTCTTGCTGAAACAGCAAAAGATGCGTTTGATCTAGCTAAGAAATATGGTCCAAAGGTTATGCAAGGTGCTCGTGCGTTTGCGGGTAGCGCAGCGCTTCCTGTTACAGCTGTTGCAGGAACTCTTATCGCATTAGCTTATCAAAGAAAGCAAGCACAAGAAGCTGATCCGCTTGGTGCCGAAAACTTTGATCGCACTATTGCATCTGGCGCTAAACGAGCAGAAGTAATTCAAGGACCAGAAGCAGACGCGAATGCACCTAATGCTGGTGCTGATATTAGTCGTCAGAAATTATCACCTCCAGATTTCCTCATGCGCGAAGGTATCATTAAGATGCCTTCAGAAGCTAAGAATGTTATCGCAAGCATCAAGGGTAATATCATTACTCTCAAGGATGGACGCTGGTGGGATAACACAGAACAGGTTCTTAGGGATCCAGCAAGCAATCCTACTATGACAGGAAAAGCTCCTGCCCAACAAGGAGCACCTACAGCAGCAAACAATATTGATCCTGAGATAGCTAAGAAAGCAGAAATGTATAAGGAAATGGGTAAGAAAGGAATCCCACTTCCTGATAACATTGCAGCAGATCCTCTCCATGGTAAGTTAGCACTGACTGCATGGCAAGAAGGACAAAAAGAAAGTCAGGGAGCTCCAACAGCTGGAGCAGCTGCTGATGATCGACTTGACGAAACAGAAGCAAAACATAAAAGAATTGCTGGTCTTGCTGCTAAGAACGGATTGAATCCAGCAAACGTAACAGCACAACTTGAAGGCGGTGTTCCTACTTCTATTACATCTGATGGTAAAACGATTGATGTCTATAATGATTTGACCGACGACGAAAAAGAAAAAGTCAATATGGCACGAAAACTGCGCGCAGATGTGCAGAGTGGTGGCAAACAAATCACAGAGAATGCAGGAGCCTCTGCAACTACTCCGCCTGCTGCTCCAGCCGGTGGTGGAACTGAAGGTGCTGGTGGACCCGAGCAGAAACAGCAGCAACAAGCTCCAGTTGCGCCTTCTGGTGGTACTGAGGGTGCCGGTACTCCTGAGAAAGCTCCTAGCGGAGGAGGAGCAGGAACAGGAGGAGGAGAATCGGCTGCTGGTACGCCTACTGCTGCTCCTGCGCCAGCTCCTACTGCTGCTGCGCCAACTGGCGGAGGGGAATCGACAGGAACTCCTGCAGCCACGACTATGCCATCAGCACCGGCAGCGACTGCAACAGCTGGCTCTGCAGAAGGAATGACTGGATCGCCATCAGGAACAGGAACACCAGAAGCTGCACCTCCAGCTCCATCTACTCCTCCCGCTCCACCTCCTACACCAGAAGCTTCTGCAGGAGACGCAGGTCCTATCGTTATGAGTAACTCTTCAACACAGAATATTGGTAGTTCAACTCCTGGTGAAACGAGTGTGATGTCTGGACAAAACTTACCAATGAATGCGCAGAACGATAAGATTAAAGAGTATCTTGCGAAGCAAACGATGGAGTATCAATAAAAAAGGGAGAGCCGAAGCTCTCCCAGTTCAATCACAGGTGAAAGGAATAAGCCCTGTGATTATTCGTCATCCTCAGCGAGCTTGTTGAAGAACTCCAAGTCATCATCATCGTCAGTCTTGAGTTTCTTAGGAGCAGCCGTCTTACCAACAGCAGCAGCCGCAGACGGACGCGGAGCTGAACGCTCAAAAGGGACTTCGTCATCCTCAGACTTACGAGCGTTTGGTTCGGACAGAACCTTTTCCAAACGACGCTTCAGTTCATCATAGCTCTTGAACTTATCAGCAGATACCAGTTCTGCCAAAGAATGCTGTGACTTCCAAACTGCTTCCATGTCATCATCATCGTCGAGCAGCGGAGCCGGCTCTTCGAACTCAGACTTATCGTAATTGCGATAGCCTTCGACTTTACGGATCTTCAGCTTGAAGTTAGCACCAGCCCACAGATCAAAAGGATTGAGTGGCTTTTCATCGTCAAACTCAGGATTCATCTTTTCGTTGATCTTATCAAAGATCTTCTTACCGAACTTGTAGAGGAATACCTTACCTTCGTTCTCAGGATGAGCAGGATCCTTGACAACGTAGATGTTTGCGATGTAGCTCAGACGGCGCTTGCGCGCACGAGCAATTTCCTTATCCTTGTCGTTGCCAGAATTCCAGAGCTTGGAATTCATTTCAGCAACAGGATCAGGCTGATTGAGAGTCGTCAGTGAGTTCTCAATGTACCAGCCACCGGGACCCTGGAAACCATGATTCCAGATACGGACCCAAGGAAGTTCTTCATTCTGTGGAGCAGGAAGGAAGCGAATGATAGCGTAACCATTACCAGCCTTATCAACTTCAGGCTGCCAATAACGATCGTCCTCCTTGGAACCTTGTTCCTTGTTGGCGAGCTTATTGATTTCTTTGGTGAGACGCTCCAGCGAAGAATTGCGCTGACGCTTGAGGGCAGAAAAAGATTCGTTCATATGTATGTCTCCGTTGTATGTGTTGTATAACGTCTTATCCACTTAATCATGATATAGTATTATATAGCGTGTCGTCAAGACGAAAACACTTCACGCATCACTTTTTTTATCACAGACTTATCGACTCTAACGAATGGTCGATACTTACTGAGTTGAAGGTATAGCTCTGGCCATACGATCGTGTCAGTAATCTCGTTGTTCCATTTGTCAAGAACGTCAAAGGCTATGTCGAACGCGATAACAGTTTCAGCTGCAATCTTTCCCGCCATATACATCTTCAATAGAACTGGATGTGTTGATTCAACCAGTAGAATACGGCTTACGCTGTTATTGCATTCATCCAGAATGGTTTCCAAGTCTTGCTTCAGATAGTATGAAAAAGCTTCCATACGTTTCTGCCAGTTAAGATATATCTTCTCAGACTCAGGACCATTCATTTCTCCAACCCAACGAACTCCTGCGTTGGAGACAAAGTTGGCGACAAAGAAATCTGTGAGTCCTTCGTCGTCATACTTACGTTCCAGTTTGCGAAAGAGATACTGATCTTTGCGCTTCAGGAACGATTCTTCACTGATCTTGCGGATCTTACCAGAATACTTTACAAAGTCATAGTCGCTAGTAAAGTGCAGCTTGAGTGCTTGATAGCGACTGTATGCTTTCATCCCTTCCATCAGAGAAACATTACGTCAAGAGGCTCGTGTTTCCAGCCGCGCTCTTGGAATTTATCGAAACGCCAACCAGCTGGGATTCTGTCGCCGTTCTGAACGAGTTTCTTAGACTTGATGAGATCGTAAACTTCGCGTGTGATGTAGAGCTTATCTGTAGCAAAGCTATACGACACGCAGCAATGTTTGAAATCGAAGTGACCGATCAGTTCTTCACGAGTCTTATACTGAGTCGTGATGTATTGGAACTTGCTATCTTGAAAGAACACAGTCTGCTCGATCTTGTCGTTTTGCATGTAGTTAGAATTACCAACTCTCACGCGATCGTTTTTCTTCGGACCCAGCGAGATATAACCAGCAATCGTATTTGCGCCTGGAGGATTGACTGGAACCTTTGAGATCGGAATCTGAATAGGATCTTCTGATTTATAACTATCTGCAACACCCTTAGCGAGTTTGCGATTATACTCATCTTCGAGCAGGAATACGTCAAAGTCTCTTGGCTCTTCGCCGTTCAGAAACGAAGCGAAACAACCACCAGCGATAATCAGTTTATTAAACTTGAATGGGATAGACATTTCTTCATTGAGACGAAACTGCTTGAAATGCCAAAGGACTTTCTGTTTGACTTTTTCCAGCTCTTCTCGTTCTTGCTTATTGAACAAACGATTCCTCATAAGATCTCTTTGAAGTTGCTGTTCTGCTTCAGCTTCAAGTTCTGGCATATCGTGCATGATAGTTCCGTCTAAATTATAGTTAGTGTGCATCCAATTATTCAAAGCACCTACTGCTCCACCTGCTCCACCGCTTCCACCGTTACCTATAGTAACCCAGCTGTTAGCAGGAACAGGAGCAATATATGTTGCGCCTGTAATAGGACCAGCGGAAACAGACTCAGACGCATCATCGAGGATTGCAGTGTGATAATCTTTACCGAAGACCTTACTCCAAGTATCGGCCATGATTTTTTCCCTTTCGTTCACTCGAATCATCTCAACAACTTCTTGATGCGTTAGATTAAGAACAGCTGCAATACCTTTGATGAATTCGATTCTCGGAGTCGCAGAATCTTCAAGTTGAAATCGCGAAATCTTATATGTCTGGCCGTTCTTCATATTTCCAATGAGGAAACAATCTTCCCACATCACATGTTCAATTTTAACATCAGTCAGATTGATAGATCTGATCCAGTCCATAAGATCTCTAACTGTGTAGTTTGTTTTTCCGTATGGCATGTTCATACTCTGCTTCACCAATTCACCAAATTCTTCAAGATTCGCAGTCATTAGATTGGCAATCTTGATCCAGTGCGTTTAATCATATTGAGTGACATAGCTTCAGCTTGCAGCAGCTTTCGCATAGATGGTGTCATGAGCTTGGATACGTTCTCAAACTCAAGCCCAGTCTTTTCACAGACGTCAGTGATGGCTTCAAGATAGCTCATGCCTTTGTCGGAGATACGCTGCTCTACCAACGCAATGAACGTATTAGAGCTCATAATACTAGCAACGACTGTATCTGTCATTTATCATATCCTTCATATGGAACATCGCGGAGACCAGCATCCTGGATTTCTTCGATAGTGCGACCGCATCCGACACACTTACCTGTCACTTCATCAAGTTTACAGATAGAAACGCAAGGAGATTTTGTTTCCTTCAACTTTTCGTAATACTGATGTTTCCGCTGATGAATAGAAATAGGACTAGTATCAAGACCACCAACGCTCTTGCGCTGGATATCTTCAGACAAAGTCTCTGGATAGTAGAGTTCTAGCGCAGCGCAATCTGTGATGCTGCTGAACCAATGATACTCGCCAGGACGAACAGTGGTAAAGTCACCTGCTCTGAGAACAGTAACGTCGGTGAGATCGTAATCACCTTTTCGAACATGGATTTCCATGGTTCCTGAGATGACGTAGAATCCGTTCCATTTGTGTGCATGCTTATGCTCCGAACATTTGTAGCCAGCTTTTGTATTGATTCTATGAAGCTCAACAAGCGGATTCTGAATAAGAACGCTCGTGTCACCCCAAACCTTACCTACGATATTTCCCATCAGACTTCCTTCAACAATTCTTGAATACGCATGAACAGACTATTTTTGTTTGCTTCATAACGACGTTGAGCCTTACGAGTGATCCACATCCGAATCTTTGCTGATTCCGATATTGACTTCATATTGCGAATATCTGGATCGATGCTATCTAAACGAATAGAAGAATATCCGCTTACATAATCTTCGTATTCGCGAGCAATATAATCAGCAATCCAAGCAGAAGGATCACTAGTCACCATTTCGTATTCTGCTTTTGCTCGCGCAAGACTTTCGACTGGATCCCACGGAATGGGTGAATCTGCAGCAGTTGATAGGATTGCAGGCGTAGATAATCCTGGTGATGGATACGATGTTTGATAGATCACCTCTTTTGCAACGGCAGGACCAGCAGCTGCGCCAAGACCAAGCATACCAAGAACACCACGTCGATTCATCTCCTCAAGCTCCGCTTTGAGATATAATCCAATTCTATTAAATCATATATCATTTGCTCGAAGCTGTCAAGGTAAATCATGTTCGGACCATCAGAAGGCGCATTGTCTGGCGATTCATGAACTTCCATGAACAATGCAGCTACACCAACAGCAACAGCAGCGCGAGCCATAGTTGAAACATACTGACGCTGACCACCAGAGCTAGTGCCATTACCGCCTGGGAGCTGCACTGCGTGAGTGCAGTCCATAACGACAGCTTTGGTATATTGCTTCATCACTTCAAGCGAACGCATATCGACGACTAGATTATTATAACCAAACGTCGTACCACGCTCCGTGAACATATACTTGTCACAGCCAAACTTCCGCAGCTTCTCAGCAACGTTCTTCATTTCCCACGGAGATAAGAACTGACCTTTCTTCACGTTCACAGGCTTACCACTTTCTGCTGCTGCGCGAATAAGATCAGTCTGTCGGCAAAGGAATGCAGGGATCTGTAGGATATCAGCTTGCACCTGTTCACATTGCCACGCATCGTGAACGTCCGTGAGAACTTCGATTCCTCGACCACGGACGGCCTCCATTCCGTAAAAGGCTTCGTCGAATCCTGCACTTCTGTAACTATCAGCAGAGCTTCGATTAGCCTTATCGAAAGAGGTCTTATAAATGAAGTTGATTTCTCTGTCGAACTTATGCCCGACTCTGATACAGGCTTCGCGTAGCGCGAGCGCAGTTTCTACAGCATGATCCTTAGATTCAAACACACACGGACCAGCGATAATGCTTAGTGGCTTGTCGTTTCCACAGTTTTCATAGAACATATCTTTCTCCCATAAAGCAAAGCAGCCGCACCAATCGCAGAGCCAGGATCACCAGGATTTTCAGGTACGAATATATTATAGTGCATAGTTTGCAACTTGTCAACGAATAATTTGTTGAGCGCAACTCCGCCAGCGAAACAACAATTCTTAGAATCCTTGAAGAAGGATCTCAAAAACTTTTCTATTGTGTGTTGTGCGCCGGCTGCGATATCTTCTTTGCTATAGTAAGGATACATACCAGAACAACCACGATGATTATTCATTTCGTATAGCTGCTTGAACATGAGATCATTAAGATCTTCACTCAACTTTCCTAGCTTGGAAAGCTCCATCAACTTTCCTTCTTCAGCGTTTGGCTTGAATCCGCATAGCTGTGTGATAGAGCTATAGAAAAGACCAACGCTGAAAGGATATTTGTATGAAAGGATCTTTTCGTATTGTGCGTAACCATAATGATCGTAGTGAGCATCCCAAATGCTAACTGTATCCCACTCACCAATAGAATCTGCTACAACAACTCTTGCGCTCGTGTAGTTGGATTGCTGAAACGCATTCGCAGCATGACACAAATGATGCGCGAAGTATTTCTTTGGCTTGAGCTTTAGATTGAGCGGAGCCAGCGCTGACTTATATTGTCCAGCGAATAGCTGTCGCGTTTTCTTGAGATATGGACGTTCGAAGAACGCGATGTTATCTGTATCTACAATCGAGGGATCAAAGCCGCGAGGATGAAACTCGCAGTTCCCATCTTCATCAATTATGGCAAGGGATTCTGTGTGGAATCCCTGAGTGAAGCCCACATACTTATTCTTCATAGATAAACGGATCCTGCTTACGAGCTTTCTCGATTGGATGTTCACGGAATGTGATCTTGTACCATACTCTGCTGGCGTAGTATTTGACTAAGAACCAAATCATAGTAATTCTTTCATCTTAGGTAAGATTAGATCTTTGGCAAGAGCAGAACTTGCCTTTTCTAATGGATGACGTTTGGCTCCAAGTTTAAGATCATTGTGTATGCAGTATTCCCTCATGCCTATGAACAGGCTGCGATCTCGAAACGATTGTGGAACCATTTTATCGTTTTTCATTTTCTTGGACTCATTATCTAACATGAACAAAAACATATGATTCATGTTTCTTTCGTTCAGTAGATGATGTAGAGCAACAGCTTTCCATCTGAATAGTTTATACCAATTCGTGTTACCAAACTCTCCATCCGAATACAGTATCTTACAGATCAGTTCTTCTGTAGTGTTTCTGCCTCGTTGATTCGGACCGACCGAAAGAATCAGATCGTCTGTTGCCATACTGAATCTTAGACACGAAGTAAACTGAACAACCAGGAAATCTATATCTGGCTTAGACAGAATATCCTCGAACACAGACATACAGATCATTTCGTTCGAAGAACCAGACTTGCCAAAGTTATATTCTGTAGCACCGATCTCGTCGCACAAGACTTTAGACCATCTGTCTTTTTCTGGATTATCTAACTCAGTACCTGTCGTGTAGCTGCATCCAGCAAAAGCGATATTCATTCTTAGTCCCACAGCGAACGATAATACTTACCAAAGAGACGAAGTCCATTCGCAATACGATCATTGTGCGCTTTGGTAGCTTCGAAATCCCAACCAGTTTCTTTGTTATAGAACAAATCGTAGTCGTTGTCGTTCTTCAGCTGTTCGAACGTCCAGATCAGTTCATCCATAATCCACTTGTAGCGATCATACGCGAGCGAATCGTTATGACCAAAGTCGACTTCATCACCCTTACCAATATGCGGAGCGTCGTCTGGATCTGAAGTGAAATAGCCGTGATTGCACTCGCGGAGCTGAACAAGCATCGGATGAACGATGAGCGCGAGCGTATGATCCAGTGACCAAGTATCATATTTGTCAATACGAATCTTGATCTTGCGCTCTTTCTTTGACTCAATCCAGCTGCATAGTTTATTCAGCCATTCGATGTCAGCAAGCCAATCGCCAACCTTTTCATGGAGCTTGTAGTCCCAACGACTAAAGATCGGAGGATCATCAGCGTAGATCCCGTTCTTGTTGACCCAGAAGAAAATGAAATCAGCGATCTGATAAGGACCAACCCAGTTTGTATAAGGACCAATATAGACTTTCATGTGTCACCAATTATCATAGTCTGTGATATCTTTCCACACACCTTCGCCTTCAGCTGTCTCGATTTCTGCACGAATGCAGCAGCCGATTCCTGTGCTTTCACTGAACAAAGAGATTTTGTGTGGTTGTGGATCCATATCTTTGATCCACTCTGTAAGAGTTTCGAGTTCTTTAGGGCTGATTGTAAGTCTACGTTGCATGATATAATCCTAAGTTGGTTCGGGGTGATGGACTCGAACCACCAACACGCGGACTCAAAACCCGCAGTTCTACCGATTGAACTAACCCCGAATGATCACTTACCCATGTGTTCTGTCAGAAGCTGAGTGACAGTCTTTACAGTTGGATCAGCGATATCATCAACGAATGTCATCAGCTCTTTAGCTTTGTTGATGTATGTTTCTGTAGGAGGAGCAGTCACAGTCTCACCACTTTCTTTTCGCCAGTAGAGTTCTTGATCTACTAAACCAATTGCGGTGCAAAGAACTTCGTAGCGGAGACGCTTATCATTAGAATCAGACATAATCTACCTCGATGTGTGGGAAGTGGGAGGATTCTGTTTCCAAGCTCCTCCCGAGCTCATGCTTAGGCAGCGAGTGCCATAGCTACAGGTGCATTGTCGTTTGCATCTAGAACGTGCTTTTGGTCTCTTCGCATCTTTACTGCATCCCGTCGAACCTATTTCGCCCCCATCATAAACACAAGTGGAACAGGTATTAGTTGCTGTTCTATTTCCTGTCGTCCTACCCTAAAGCAACTCTCTCGCAGGACGCTTGTGTTTATGGTGGAGGCGGCGGGTATCGCACCCGCGTCCGAAACGCTTATTCCATACGCCTCAACGACCTCAGCGTGATATTTATATTAAGCGGTTTGCCTGTGTTCGTCAAGACTTTTCCTCCACTCATATTGATCTCTTACACGAATCAATTGGCGGACGTAGTCATTGCGTTTGCCTGAGAATACTTGGAACTCGCCTTCGTCAGAAACCATGAGAATGGCAAAGTGATGACATTCGATACCAGTATGCTCCTCGAACATGATCGAGTAGGCTGTGGCTTGTAGGAAGTAGTCGGTAATCATATCGGCTGTCTTCATTCTTGCAGCCGTCTTAAAATCAATCACAGTCACTTCGCCATTCCATTCGCAGATTAAGTCTGCGGTCCCTGCGATGCGGAGGATGTCTGAGAACATTGGTGTTTCAGACGCATAAACAAGTTGTAGATTCTCATCCAGACATTTCTGAACAGGACGAAAACGTGCGAGTGTCGCGGGCATGATTTTCTTTGCATCAATCTCGTCTCCTAAAATGTAGGTTTCCATAAGGTTGTGGAGATCGGTACCACGACGAGCGGCTTGCGAGCTGATTTTGTTTGCTTCGGCTTCACCAACACGAGCACGCCACTCAGCAATGGCTTTCTTCTTCTCCGGCTGATCGCCCAGAACTGTGGTGATGGAAGGATACACGTTTCCATCGGGGGTCTGATAGCGACGCCCCGATGGTGTGTTGATTTGTTTTGCTCTTGGTAAATCTATGTAAGGACTATGATCAAATCTCAAGTTATCATTCCACGTTCTTCAAGTTCTGTGCGTGTTAGTATATATTCGCGCACAAACCCCGAACGAACGACATCCTCCTTATGAAACTTCACAATTTCGAACGAACGCATTTCACTAGCAATCTTGAGTAGATTGTTCATTCCCGAGCCTTCACGGATATAGTCTTTCTGCGTAAAGTCGCCACAGAAAATAACACGACATCCCTCACCCACGCGAGTCATGATAGTATGGATTTCGTGATCGGATAAATTCTGACACTCATCAACGATGATGATGTTATCACGGAATGTCATACCACGCAGGAATGACGTTGTGTCAAATTGAATGTAGCCGTTTTGCTTGAGCCAGTCGTAATTCTTATCACAAATCTCAGAAACGATTCCCGAATACGGAGCTTCGTAAACTGCGGCTTTGTCCTTAGCAGATCCTGGTAAAAAACCAATATCGCGTGTAGGAACCACGCTGCGTAGGATTACGATTGGGCGCGGTGCTTCACCTTCTAGCACGGAATTCATTGATAACCAAACGGCAAGAAACGTCTTACCAGTTCCCGCGCATCCGTGCATGATAATATTCTTGTCTGAATTGAATGCTTCGACGACGAGTCGTTGCGCTGCTGTTTTGGGGGATACACGACACAAGCTCGGAATCACAGGTTGTCGATAACCTGTTCCCTTAGCTCTCTTCTTTTGTTTTCGTTCTTTTCTCGTCAAATACTTACTTGCTTCGGCTTCAAGAAATGCTTCGTCTATGATTGCAGGCTTCATGTCTGCTCCGATGTTATGGTTATAGGGAATCATAACGAACTAGAACGAGTTCTGTGTCGTGCGGTCCTCCTTAGAATGTGTTGACAGTTGAACCTGGATGGCGTTTCTTGATAGTCTTTAGGATATCGCGAAAGCCGCTGTCAGGTTTGTTGCGTCCAGCCGATACGCCGCTGACGATTGGCGGCGCACCGATGATTTGCTTTAGGTGGGGATTTGCTGCGAGATGCTGTTCTAGCGAGTCCCAAGACATGATCTCGGTAGTGACTTCGCCGGTCTGTGTGTTTTCAATAGTGTATGAAGGCATCGTACCTATTATTTAGTATCTGACAGAATGTCAGCGAGGGAAGGGAAAATCTTTGTGATTTCGTTCCATGCCATAGTAGCAATCTCACGATGCTCTTTCTGAGTGCCGTTTGCCATACGCAGTTCGCAGTAGTGAATCCAGCTACGAAGCGTCCCGTTCATATACATACGCGACTGAATTAGTCCTTCGGGAAGCACAGCTCGAGCCTGTTCCTTGGCGATATTATTTTCGATAGCCCACTTATATGCGCCTCTAGCCATATCCTGCATGTTGCTTTGGATCTGATTCCAATCGCGCTGAAGCTGTTCGTCTTCGGTCTCGATGCTATTCTGACGATTCTTAGTATCCTGCAGACGAGCTTCGCGAGTAACGAACCCAAGATCTTTTGTAGGATCAGCATAACGCTGCGAGAACTCTTGGAAAGAAAATGAACGGTGACGGAGGATCTGTCGAGCGATGTCGCGAGTCGTGTCGATTTCCATGCAAATAGAAACCATTTCGAATGGAGACCAATGCGCGTTCTTAGCGAGATAACGAAGCAGCTTAGGAGCCGTCTCCGTATTCATTTGATTAGATGGATTACTTACACGAGCAACATAAGCAATGAACTCATCGGTACCAACAATGTAACCAGTGATAGGATCACTAATCGTTGGCTTACTTACAGCTACAACCTTCACGCTTTGCATTTGCTTCCTCAATCAGTTTCATAACCTGCGATGTAGACTCTTCGACTTCCCAAGTGATTGGAGCACCTACTCGTCCGTGAACGAACGTAGTAATCCCGCCACCAGCAACTTTAGGGTGATCGTAGACTGCTGTGATGTGATCTACGTTTATCCATATACTTTCTCCGGCGTGGTCGCCGGATGTGTTTGTGAGTTTGATGAACAAGTGAACCACTCCGGTACAGGCCGATCCGTCCATTTTGCGAATCGCGCCTTGTGATCTATATAGTATTGACGATAGCCTTCTACTGGATGCTCGCGCTTACATTCATCAGGCATAGCCTGTGGAAATAGAGTCAGCGGACCAGACTTGATATTGTGCGGCAGCCGCTGGAGAAGCGGATATAGCTGTTCGCACTTATGCTCTTTCTTGTAGCGAAACTTATACTCGTCAAGCAAACAACGCAGCAATGATACCGACCAAGTATAATTGTTCGTTGTGAACATCGACCACTGAGTGCAAGGATGATTGACATGAGTGGCGTGATACAGAGCTGTTTCGCGTTCGTCTGGAAGAATCCAACGCTTGACATTACGATTAGTTTTGGACTTACCCAAAGTTTCTACGCCGTCAAGAATACGATGCGCAGTGCAAAGCATCTGACATTCTTCGAGGATCATTTTGACAACGTGTTTGTCGCAATGATACTCTGCGGCAGTTTGCGGATCTTTGTCAAGGATAAATCTGTTCATATCAAATCTCCACGATCTTTGGTTTGTAGTTCCAATAGTTGTCGCGCTCGTTCTTGTAGCCGCGAGGCCAGCAGATCACACGAGTCTCGCCGATCATATAATCGAATTCATCGTGAGTATGTCCGTGAATCCACAGCTTGGGCGGCTTCTTCATAGCAAGGATCTGCTCGTCCATGTTATTAGAGAACGATGAATTGAACGGGCTACCACGATACTTCTCATGAACAGATTGATATGAAGGAGTGTGATGCGACACAATGATATCAGCTTCGCTGTTGAGCAAGAAATACTTGTGTGCGTTGTGCGTTTCCATCATACGCTGATGTGTCACTCCTGAGATATATCGAGAGTCGATGAGACCGTTCTCATACATTACCCAATCGAGAAACTTTGATAAGTCAGTCCATAGCGTTGCGCCAGCGATCTTGATACCATTCACTTCGCGCGTGAGCGTGTGATAGATAGCGTCGCTGAAATATCCGCCATAGTAATCGTGATTGCCGTTGATAGCAAACATATGATCGTAGTGCTTCTGAACAAAACGAGCGCGAGCATCGTCATCTTCGCAGATATCACCAGCGCAGATATAGAACACATCGGGCTCTGGCTCGAAATCCCAAGGCGTCTCTTCAGTCAGAACAGTCTTATACATGTGAAGGTCTGACATGATGCCAATTTTCACAGCCATACTCCATAGTGTTGTGCTAGACCCATTAGATATATTATACTCACTATGATCTGAATTGTCAAGAGTGACCACTTACGCCAAAGCCAACCCACTACGAACCAGCCAAAGTTACCAGCGAGCGAGAACCAGACGTTGAGCGGATAGATGTTCCACGCAGTCAGAGCTACGCCAACAATGAGGATCGCTGTTGAACCCCACTCAAACCACCACTCTGCTTTCTTGCTTACCAATGTCGTATCACGCCTGCTATGATAAAGATGTTTGTGATGATATACGATAGCACGATTAGAGTGCGGATAAGGGCAACCCTATCCGACTCTTTATCAGTGATACCTTCTTTTCTGCCGAGAGCTTTAGCCCACAGACGCCAAAACTTACTGAAGAAGTGCAGCCCAATACGCAATGATGTCGTCCTTGTTAGCGGGATCGAAACCGTTTACGAACATATCGTATTCTACAAGGAGTTCGAGATCACTTTGCATCTTTTGTCACCTGCTGCACAACCACCAAATCACCATATCCAGTAGCAATAAGCCATGTGTTAAGATTCTCGCGGATTTCGTCAATAGAACGATTATCCCAACTCATTGAGACGTTCTTGATATCGTCGCTGGTGTTCTTATCGCGACAGTAATAACTGACGTTGAATCCTTCATTCGTAGTTTTCTTAGCCATGATCAACCTCTATTGTAGTATTCGCGCATATAGCTTGGATCGTTAACGTCACGTTGCAGTTTCATTGCGATAACATAACGCGGCGCGGTGCATTGCCTATCGACAGGCATTCCTCGATGAGGAATCTTTGCAGGGAATAGAACGAGACGATTTGGCTTATACGAAACATATTTGATCGCGTCGTGATTTCCATTCTCATCTTTCTTGTAGAAACAAGTTCCACCTTCCCACTCCGGATTCCATTCCAGCGCAGGATAATAGATCATGGTGTAGTCGCCATCATCTGTGTGGATGTATGCGTTCGTTCCATAGGGATTGCAGTTGGTATAGAAACGAAGGATATCATACTTACCCATGTTTTGTTTTACGATTTCTTTCGCTCTATCCCACAGAGGAGCGATAAGCGGATATCGAACTTTCAGCGCTTCATATTCTGCATCTGACATGGCAGGCATATTCTGACGCGACTCGTGGAACGTATGATTCCAATGCCAAGCAAAATCTAGTCGACCGATTGCAGAAGACCATTCAGAAGTCCACGGCAACTTTCGCAGAGAATGATATAGTCTTTCGTGCTGCGCAGCTGGTAGCACATCATCAACAACAAAAAACTTATCATCACTCATTAAAAAACTCCTTCGCTTCTTGAGCCGTCAAGAAATATCTCAGCGTCTTTTTGATAGCCTTACGGTTTCTCTTAAAGTCCTCAAGATCTTCAAGATGCCATCTTTCTTTGTTCTCAATCGCCTTTACGTCTTTGATTTCATTACCAAGACGCTGATAGCAATCTTTTAGATTGGCTACAGTAATCCGATCAGCAAGTTCGTAATCAATATCAAGACTCAGATGCATTGCCATTCTTTCTCTCCTGATGTTTTTCGCTATACATTCTGTAGTGTTCACCGCAGGTGCGACGATATCCATTGTCAGTCGGAAAACCAGCGCTGATTTGATTGTAGCATCCTGGCTCGTCGCAGCAACTCAATACTTCCTTCAGCTTTTCGTGATCGCCAGCCGCTAGTGCTTCGCGAGCGTCAGGAACCGTATTAAGATCAAACTCGTTGCTGATAGTCATACCATCAGAGCAGAGCGGAGCGTATGCTTCTGGACCAAAGCCTAGTCGATCATAGATGAGATAGCGATAGCTGCCTCCCTCGCGCGCATGCTCGACGATATGCTTCATCACCCATTTAGTCACAGCAAGCTTGAGTTCTGGATCGCATTCATCTGCCATCTTGGCGTGCTCTGCGTCGATTTCTTTGAACGCTTTCTGAATGCGTTCAATGCTTTCCCAGAAATCTTTCATGTCTTCACTCATGTAAATATATCCACGATTCGATTGGTTTGTTCACTGACTACGCGCACTCGAGCATAATTCGTTCCTGATTGTGAATCTTGCAGGGCTGTAGCTCTAGGCACATATATTTGCGGATTGTTCTCAATACTACCTTGCATCGTAGTCCAGTTCTGTATGACACTCCCTTGCGCATTGCATATCATCATTTCAATACGAACTGTGTCCATCAGAATTCCTTCCATGTGTAAGACGAGTTCTTGGTCTTGAACTTCACAGTCCAATATCCTTCATCGTTGATAGACTCCTCAATGATTTCTGTGACGGGAGTAGTCTGCCAATAATCCTGCGCAGAATATGTGCGGGCATACGGTGAGCCGACGCGAACACCACAACCTACTCGCGGATACGTTTCGTTGGGGATAGGCTGATAGCTTTCTTCGTCTAGAATCTGACACATGGGACCAGAGTCACCAGCACCATCGCTGTCACGGATTAACGAATATCTCGGCATCACTTGCACTCCCTGACGTGCTTGCAGTCTTTGCGGAAACCGAAGCCAACACAAGTGCAGCTCCAGTGAGAACCATCACGAGTGACAGTATATGTCGTTCCAGGCTTTGAACCCTGAACGATGAACGTCTCGCTTCGCGGAGCAGCAACGGGAGCAGCTTCGCCCAAGCCTACGATACGTTCACGATCGATGATACGGAAGGGGAAATGAGTATCGCCAGTAGAGATACAGATGGAGTCGGACGATACCCACTTAGGATTGGGCAAAATCTTGCCTGAGTATTCATTGAACTCGCGAATAACACCAGACGCGAACACAGCAGGATTGCGCGCATCGCGCACACGGATAGTAACATTCTCGCCAACGTTCATAGCCAAACTCCATCATATAATACTATTATATCACTTCGCGAGATAGTTGTCAACGGCTAGTTTTAGCCCAGAGATATCCTTGTCATTGTGGAAGGTAACATCAAATCGCTCATTGTTCCACGCAGTTTCGCTGGCGTGAATATGCGAGGGATTCTTGCCAAACCAGTCGGGAAGCTCGCCGCGCTGAATATGCCAAATCTCTCCACCAAGGCGACGAATCATCTGAAACTCATTCGGGAAACGAACATCGCTGATAACGAAGTTAGCCCAAGGATAGTCTCGCGACATTTCTAGGATACGCTTTTCAGTAGCAATAGCCCAGATGTCTGAGTGCAGATGACCACGCATCACTTCTGTTCCCATGAACTGTAGCATATATCGCGGCGACACATCAAAGCCTAGTCGCTCGCTCCACCACTCGTCTTTCAGTTCACGTTCAGCGCGAGCTTGCGAGTCTGAGCCTTCAAGCATATCGCGATCCCAGCCAAAGATACAGGCTGCTGCATCTTTCAGCGTTTCTGCAAACGATGCACCAATATAATCATGTTCTTCCATGAGATGATCGGCAACAGTTCCTTTGCCAGAACTGATGAGACCACATAATCCAATGAGTTTCACTTCGCTTTTTCCTTGTTAGATTGATCGACAAATCCATCGGCTACGCGATAGAAATATTCTGCCATGTAACGTGGACCATATGCGTCACCCCACGTCTTAGTCAATGTATCGAACGCAACACCCATCACAAGTTTCGCGGCTTCAACTTCACTCATCTCAGGATTGTTAATTCGTAAAGAATCGACGTTCTGAAACACGAAGTCGAGGAATCTTGTTTTGATTAGATCGCGTTCTGTCATACATGGTATCCGTATTCTGCTAGAAGCTTCTTGAACGAATCGTGAAAATGATCACCGCCCTCAAGTATATAGGCTTCACGCAGCTTCCATAAAACTTCATCCAGTTCATCATTCGCAAGCGAAGGTCTGTTCCAAGAAGAATCTTTTTGACGTTTAGAAATAGAGTATCCGCGATACTTCAGTTCTTCGATAAGATCTTCGTCGTCAAAATCGTCGAGATCAACTTCAACGTAAGCCATCACTGAGCTTCCTCTTCTTGCCATTCTTTCCAAGAATCATATTCGCTTTCGAGCATCTCAAGGACTTCTTCGTCTTCGATAGCATCACGCCAGTTCTCGTCTTCGAAGTTGTATTCGACACAATAGTCTTCGTCAGGAGACGTGAAACGACCAGCGAAGCACATGCCAGTCTCAAGATAAGTGATATCAACGTCGAAACCAAGTTCGCTCAGCTTTTCGTATGCGCGGATGCCAGGACCCCACGCAGTCTCGAACCAGCCATAGCATGACTTACCATCTTCCGATCCAAGCTGAGCATCACCTTCGGTGATATCCCATTTCGTGCTCCATTCATCGACAGCGGTACTGTAATCCCACTCGCCAGATGAAAGCGGAACGAACGTCTCGAACAGATTACCAGCACGAACGCACTCGATGAACTTGGTAATCATCGCAGGATCTTCATGCGATACGGTAAACGAGTTAGAACACCAGTTAGGCATAGTCAGCTCCTCTCAATCTTATCCAGCAGATCTTCCAGCCACTCAGCTTCGTTGGCTAGACGACAGTTGATACCAAGTTCAAATTCATCTTCGACAGGAATCTGAACAGCGCTCGCGCGACGAACATCGTGCAGGCGTCTATACAATTCCTGAACGAGCTGCAATCTTTGTAGTTCGGGATCAGCGTGAAGAAACGTATCTGTCATCGAATAACTCTCTTTCCATTTGGGCAACGATATTATCGCGCTCGTCGAGCAACTCGTTACTGAAATCCTCGAACTCTGCGAGAATCAGATGACGCGGCTTACCAAGTTCAACTGCGTCGGTTACGAGTTGAGCGATACGAGTAGCGATATCTTCGAGTTCAGTGATAGACATTTCATTTCCTTTCACTTGTGCCAAAGACGAGCCTGACGGCGCGCCTTGATACGATTATCACAGATTTCTTTGAACGTATCTTTACGAAAGACTTCGAGTCCGTTACTGTATGTGTCGTTTCTCGTAGAATATGAAAACAGAATACGCATCTTCTTAATGTTTTTACCGTAATTCTGAGAAGCGATAGATTTGATTGCTTTGTTTGGGATTAGGAAATAATCGCATGAGTTCTTATAGTCGTTGTAGATAACGACACGCAAGTCACCCATCTTAGAATCGACGCTAGATATTTCACCGCAGCATGCGTCATACCCTTTCTTGGTCAGATAGACGCGACAAGTGCCTGTCTTAGCATCAGACTGATCTTCGTCAAAATCCCACGGAAGACCGTCATCACCAACCCAAGTCAGTCCAGATTCTTTGGCGATACATTTCTCAATCAATCGTTCGATGTTGAGATCGTTCGCGTCTGAGCCTTTATACTTCGGGAAATACTTAACGATGATTTCGTTAAGCATGGATTGATTCTTGCTCATAATCATTATTCCTGTTCGCAAAGATGGAACACAACTTCTTCTGGATCTCCGAAAGGATACGTGACGTAGGAAAGAGTTGAACCGTCGATAATCATAACGAACTTATCAGTTTCGCAGATCATCGGATTGTCAGTCATACATCCAGCCCACTGATTCCAGTCGAAATCGTCGAACGGACGGAACGTATTCGTAGCAGCGAGGCGGAGAACTTGAGCTTCAGTAATCATTTCACATCCTTTCATCATATATTCATTCTAGCGGGTTGGCGCACAGTTGTCAAGGGTTACTTTGCCAACATCTGAGCAACAGTCAAACCCATTCCAAATCCTGCCAGCCAATTGATAACGAACAGAGCGAATTCAATCTTGTTGTCTTTGGTCATTGCCTTTCCTTTCATTATGGCGTCCAGCCATTTTCGTTACGAACGTTTCCAATAAAGTTACCCTTGGAATCGTAGTTCGCGATATTGGGCCACTCGCGGAGGAATTCCTTGAGCGCTTTCGAGGAGTGGTTGTCGGGCTGGAGCTCATAGTTCCCGAGGAGGATTTCGTAAAGCTCAACCGCAGCAATAAGCTCTTCACGTTCAGTCATTTTGTTTCCTTTCATCATATAGCTATGATAGCTGGTGCTATCGTGATTGTCAAGGGCGCTTATCCGCGTCCCTTGGCGACTCCAGAGTTACGGAGCGTGACAGCTTTCGCTCCACGTCCCCAAGCTCCGTAGGACGAGCGAAACGTCTTGGGTTTCTTGCTCGCGTAGGTGGGGCAGACGACTACAGAGTTCCCCTGAGCGATATAGCTATCGACGAGGGACTGGAGCGCATTGCGAGTTTCAGACTTTGCATTGGGATTAATAACGAACGACATTTGAGCTTCCTTTCCAACTTATATACTAATTCTAGCTCGTTTTGAGCTAGTTGTCAAGGGCTAAATCTCCAAAAAAAACTCCAGCAAATCCAATAACTTAGCGATACGGGACAGCTAAGTGACTGAAATTACTGGAGAATAATTTTTGTATCAATTTCTGTTACAGGCGTAACAGCTTTCGTGCTAAACGTAAATCGTTTGTAGCGGTTCGTAAGTCAAAATCAGCATGATTTTCGTGGAAGTATATCTTACTTTCGATTTTGTTTACAACTTTCAACAAATCGAAACGTGTAACAAAATCAACTGCTTGCAACATTGACTTAGCTTCGATCAAATCTAAACTATACTCGACCCATTTTTTATTTGGACTAAACTTGACTTTACGGAACTTCTTCTTGTCTTTGGGGCGATTATACTTCGTGAGTAGAGCGTTTACTTTAGACATTTGACAATCTCCGAGCTAACTCTTAATCATAGCTGGTTCTCGAGCGATTGTCAAGGGCCCCCTTAGAATACCTCGAACTCGGGCTTGAGCCGAATGTTGCCGGTAAGCGCCACTCGTTCCCTGTCCGTCTTGTTGTGTAGCACGGCATGAGTCACCCAGCCTGGGAACATGATCATCTCGCCGTTCGATGGGCTGTGGGTATACTGGTTGTATCCCTTCTTGTCCAAACTGATCCAGCCTAGTGTGCTGCGCGGATCGATGAGTCGAATGTCGCCGCAGTCGTCAAAGACGTCCACATAGTATGTCGTCACGATAGTCGTCAGGCGATGTGTATGAAGTGGCGCTTCTTCATCCTTACCACGGAAATTGATCGAGCCATGCGTGTGAAAGAAGTAGTCTGGCTTATATTCTACGTTGAAACACTTCGACGCATACTTGGCTGCGCACTCTAGCTTCCAGCGATGCAGTTCTTTCATGGCAGGAATCTCATCAACAAGATCCCATGCGTCTCGCTTGCTCATGAAGTTCATACCACGAAGTTTCTTCACCTGCTCGGCTGACATCAGCTCTGCGTTGAGGGCTTTGTAGTCTGGATGCTTGAAGATAGCGACAGGCGTAGCCCATAGCTTCATATAACGTTCTTTCATTTCTTTCTCCTAGTGTAGTGCAGTTCCGCCTGAGATGTCCAAGCACGAACCAGTGATGTGCGATGCATCGTCAGATAACAAGAATCCAACAGCTTTACCTACATCTTCTGGATAAGTGATACGTCCTAGCGGGGAAGCATGACTGAAAGACGGGTTGGGTTTCGAGTGACGTTTATTTTTAGTGTATCCTGGCAAGATAGTGTTGGCACGAATGTTGTATGAGCCGTATTCCTGCGCAATACTTTTGATGAAGATATTGATTGCTGCTTTTGCGGTTGAGTATGCGCTTTTTCGTGGGAACCCACAGTATGCTCCTTTAGAAACGATGCCTACGATATTGCCTTCATAGTTCTCCATGAAGTGCGGAAGGATCGCGCGAGTCGTATTGATAACGCCTCTAAAATTTGCGCCGAGGATATCGTCGAATTCTTCTGGAGTCGTTTCATGAAACATCTTTTCTAAAGACTTACCTGCGATGTTGACTACCGCGTGGATCTGACCATAGAACTTGATCTGCTTGTCGAAGTATTCATAAACTGCTTCGGGATTATCAACATCCATATCTTGATGCGAACAGAGAACTGTAGTCCAGCCCATGTCTGTCAGCTTGTAATGAGTCGCAAGAGCCATCCAGCTAGTTGCGCCTGTGATAATTGCTACTTTACTCATCCACCTTGATTTCCATACGAAGATTCACGAGCTTCATGAGATGACGATAAGCCATCATTTCAAGTTCTTCTACCTTTTCTGCTTGTCCGATAAACTTGTCATTGTTCGTGAACCAAGCATAGTAGATACCATGTTCTTTAGTGATCTTAACAGGAATGTATGGCATTTCTGCTTTGTCGATAGCAAGAACGTCATCCGTCGTTACGCCACCACCCATCATTTCTGGACCTTCTGGATTTACACCAAAGAAACGACGCAGAACGAAACGTGCAAGAAATATACCTATCATCCAGCTAGAAGCAACCACTGCGATGTTGACGATATATTGAGTATAGTCCATATGCTTTCCCTTCTTATCCGAAGAACTCTTCGAGATTGTTTGTAAACTGAGAACTTTGATACGCCTTCAACCATTGGATACGAACTTCTTTACGATTCTCCATACCCATCTTACCCCAAGCACCTTCCTTGGTTTCTACTGTTACGAATTGTGGGAAATGTTTCTTGAGTTCGAGGGCGGCTTGTTCCTGAAGCTCTAGTGTTCGGAACGTAGAGTTACCGCCCGCGTTGTTGTGGGTGTAGTTGAAGAAATACTTATAGATGATGCAGTTCTTGAAACCGCTGGTCAGCATCCGTAGTGTGATCCAGTAATCTTCGTAGAGCTTGACTTCTTTATTTAGCTGATACATACCGTCGAAGCGAATTCCCTCTTTCAGCATCAAGTCTGTGCGAAGCCCGTAAGTCGTGTAGGCTCTCCCGACTTCTTTCGTATCTTCCTCGACGTGATTGTTTCCACCACGAGCAGAAAAGCCCACTTGCATATAGTCGTCGAGCAGCGTCTCGACCATCTGATACATTTTCAACCATTCGGTTTCTTCCATTCCGTTGAACTGTTTCATCTGTTCGTTGCGCCAGCCAAACGTGACTAGATCGTCAATGAACCAGACCTTACCTTTACCTACTAGCGGATGATCAATGCAACGCTGACGGATATCAGCAATCCCATCAATGTCCATAGGATTGCCGATGATATTGATCGTGTCTGGAACATGCTTACGGAGCTCCTCTACGCGATCTTCTCGCGTGAACATATACACGCGATCGTGCAACGACTTCGGGATCTGATGGATAGCCCTCTGTTGCTGCTCGCGCATGAACGTAGTGATGATAATCTTAAGCGGTGAAGTCATTGAGGAACATATCCAAGGTCATTGCCTTATCGTCGATATACCACATACCATATGGCTTACCAAAGACTAGCTGATCGAAGGGAACATTGTGTTGATCCAGCCAGTCAGCAGTGACCTGACCGAGCTTGTTGAAAGCAAACTCTGCATCGTTGTTACAAGAACGCATATGACGCGCAGTAAGGATAGTGATATACCATCCTTTCTTGTGAGCTTCGCGGAGTTTCTGAATAGTTTCTGGGATTGGTTTTGCAGTTGCGTAGCGGATGAGAGAACTTTCGATACCTAGATCACCAACGCAGAGCGTGTGATCCAAGTCGACGACGAGGCTGTTTTCAAACAAATCCGGCGTCTGAGCGCGCCTTACGATAGAGGGCATAATATAACTCCTGATTCCTTTCATTGTGATCATGTAAAGGTATCATACTCAAAAAAAGCGAAGCTGTCAAGAACAAAGTTAGACGCCACGTTTCTTCGCCATATTTATCTACAAAAAGAGTCTTATATGCGTGGCGGGCTTGTTCTTTGCCAGCATCGAAGTAGATAGTTTGCCCATCTTTGGTGAGATACAGCTCGGCATCAACATAATCGTATGGATAGTAGGCAGAGTGAGTAATCTTAGCCAAGTCATACAGAATGTTACCATACGCTTCGCCACGAGGATCAATCATCTTGATCTGCTTGCTTCCTGGATGATAGAAAATGTTTGAGAAGCAAAGATCACCATGATATAGTGAATCGGGGAAAACTTCAAACTCGCTTGCTCTTACCATACGAGCAAACTTATCAATGAAGTCGTAATCTTCATCTTCTAGAATACCATCACGAATCGCATCGTATCTGTCGAACGTTTTCTTGACGACTTGATTAAAGAACTGAGGTTTTCCAGGCTTGAAGTAGAACTTGAACTTATCCGTCAGCTGGAACAGCTTCGTGTAAATCTCAGCCCAGAAGATAGGATCAGATTCTAGATACAGATAAAGCTCACGCAGAGTAGGGCTATCAACACGTTCCATCGTATAAGTCGGACGATCACCATACAGCTTTTTGTCAAAGATACGTGGCGTCATCACTTTGATAGGAGTCGGAAGATTGTCGTACCAGTTCGCTTCAGCATGAATTTTCTCAGGCTGCACGACAGAAGTTTTGGTAATCGTCGAGCCGTCTGGAGATGGAAACAGCGTATTGAACGAACGCGAGTTCTTCACACCACGATTCTCAAGATACTCCTGCAAAGTACCAAAGTCAACAATCTTGACTGACTTCGTATAGATCGAGTTCTTTTTCATGTAACGCGACATCGCAGAAGAGATTTGAACTTCGCCTTGACGTGTCCCGTGAATCGCATCAATCATACAGCTGCGAAACCAAGACGCATCTGTGAAATAATAGACTCCGCTAACTGCAAGATTAGTCGGAGGCATATCGCGAGGCTTATCATGAAACTCTACGACAGTTCCATCTTTCGTTTCTACCATACACCAGCGTTCCCAATCAGGAACTTTCTGTGTTGTTATCCAAGATGTTCTCATGTCAGCAAAGCAAACGACATTATGAACAACGATATCTGAAAGCAGAACTAGAATTGGCTCTTCGCCGATATCGTTAGGTATACCACAATAGATCGAAACACCAGGACCATCTTTTCCAGCAGCCTGTTGGTAGTCTGCGAAACGAATGCGCGGATCGTCAGGAAAATACATCCCAACGATCTCGCGAATCTTGTTAGCCTGATGTCCAACCACGATAGCAACTTCACGAGCACCGCTCTCGAGCGCAAGACGAATGTTGTGAACAATGATCGGAATGTCCTGATACGGCAGGACGCATTTAGGATAGTTTTTACCTAGTTCGTTGAAACGAACACCGCGTCCTGCCGCAGGAATCACACAATACATGACGAATCCTTATGTTAGTGTGTTGGCTCAAGCCCTAACTTATGTAGCAACTCATTTGCTTCTTCGTGGAATCCGTTGTGACCAAGATAGTTCGCCCACTCTTCAGTATCCCACATTCCAGGCGATACGCCGTTCCATCCACTATGCCACAGAGGATGAGTTTTATCGTCACGGCGCATATAGACAAAGTTCTTACGAGTTTCTTCATATTTCTTAGAGCCACACTCAAGCATAGACTCACGGAAATACATCACGACTGACATACGCTCGAACCCTTCTTCGTAATTGAACGAAGGTGAGTTGCTGTGGATTCTATGAGCGTTCATGAGAATCATATCACCAGCACGAATGTTAGCTGCTACGCGAAACTCGGGGAAACACAGATAGAAACCATCATATTCTTTACCATTATCTAACACAAGCAGATTCGAAAAGCCACGTGGGTTTTCGTGCGACTCCCATGACTCACATAGATCACCAACGTCACGATGCGCTGCTGTGCGGAAGTCGCGATTGATCGTCAAAGTTGTGTAAGGCGTATTACCAATTTGCCAATCTGATCCTAGCTTTTCCATAGCTTCCATCTGACCAATGTATCGTGTAGGAAGCTCGTTCTTGAACACATTAGCAGCAGCTTGGAACAATGGAAGAGCATCTTCGTATAGATGCTTATGATTCGCACTCCAGCCAGTTTCACGACAGAATGGGATACGTGGATAACGATCCATGAATCCACCGACACCAGAACGAACACCGTTAGCATATGTAGAAGCAGAAATCAACTCGTCAAGAACATACTGCGCTTTATCTCTACGTCCGTCAGCGTCAAGATCTTTAATGCTAAAGAACCAATCGTCGAAGTTGAACTCTGTAGTCTTGTGAACGATCCAGATAGCACCAGCACCAATTTCAGCTACAGCTTTGTTGGCTCCAGAGCCACGACCTTGCAATGGTTTGTTTGGCGTAGTTTCGTAGATCTCAAGAAGTCTATCTTCACCAGTAATCGACTTAGGACTACCGTCCATGATATACTGCAAGATAGCCTTTTCGCGCTGTGTAACCCAACGACGAGAACCTTGACCGTCTGGTAGTTTCTGGAACTCTGTGTCGCGTTCAATACCAGCAGCAAGCCCGCGATTGTCCGACATAAGAGCGCCAGAACGAAGCGCGACATAGGCTGCGTCTGTCATTTCTTTAGGGAACACATTCTTGCGAAACTTGCAAAGGATGTTCTTTTCACTATGAGTTTCACCCATAGCAATCTGCAATGGAGTCAGTGGCTCATAGACATCTGTATCTTCATTAAGAACGATGTCGTAGCAGTCATGATCCAGGAACTTACCTAGAACATGCTCCATCTTACCTACATCAGAACGTTCGAGAAAAATCTGTTTAACCATGGATATCCTCCTTCTGCTACTATGTATGCTTTAGGAGATTCTCATAGGAGTTCACGAATACGTTTTTTCCAATGAGTGTCGAAACAGTCACATCTTCTGGGAAGATAAAGATAAAGTCTACGCTAGGATTACTTGCAACAAGCCACTGAAGATAGTTCACACGCCCAGGATTATCCTCCGCTCGCGCACGAACTTCCATGCCGTAGTTATCTGTACCGTCATAGACGTTAGAAACAGACTGTTTCGCATCATGAACCATGAAATCAAAACCAAGACAAATCAGCTGATTGTATCCCATCTTGATCGCTTCACGCATAGCATTGATACCAGCGTTGCTACGAGGACGACGAGGATTGGCTTCAGCAGGCTCCCATCGTTCTTCGATAGGCGGAACGATGAAACGCTTGGAAGGGAATGATGACGATTCTATTTCTGCAATAATACCGTCATCAATACTAACGAGGAAATCAGGAAGAGAGTAATCAGGGAAATCACGATAAAGCGCATTGCAACCAAACACCGTGCCGTATTGTTTCAGACGAGTAAGATCAAAGCCTTTGCGGCTCGTACCGTTACCAATGATAAATGCCGTATTCATGCTACCGCCTTCTTAGTAGAACCTTTCGGACGACCGCGCCCACGTTTGACAGGAACTTGAGATTCATTATATTCCGGAAACGTAGAGTCGTCAAGTTCTACCTCCTGCACTACTGGAGGAAGCGGAGCGACAGGCTTTGCCACGTTCCGACCCCATGCTTCCCATAGATTAGGAAACGCTTCTGCGATGGCTTCTGGCATAATCTTAATCTGACGATTTTTCATACGAAGAAGCAGCTTTGCATCGCGCGCATCAATCGACTCGAGAACTTGAATGAACAGCTGTTCACGCTTCAATTGCTTTACTTCACGTCCTTCTGGGCTATCAACGAAGTAAATCAGTTTCTTACATTCGACATAGAAACGACCTTCCTGGTCTGAAGCATCGAAAAGTGGACGATACGGCGGATCGCCATCTGGAAGCAACCACTTCACGCCTGGATCCATACCATAGCCGAGAACAGCCTTAAGAGCATAAGAACTATGCAGCTTTAGAAAGTCGACTTGTCGTTCTTTTGTGGTTTGTGCTTCAATCTTTTCTACAATCGTAGCCATACATTTGTTTGTATCAAGCGCCATCGTCAATCTCCTCGTGTTCTTTATACTCAATTACATTTATAAAAGATTTCTTCTGTTCGTCAGACCAGCCAGCAAGATAATCGTTGTCTTGATCAAAGAGCTTGAGATATTCTTCTTCTGTAATCTCGCGATAGTCAATGATCGCGGTAGGATCAATATGTTTCTGACTGAATTCTTTGAACGAACCATCAGTTTCGCGCCATGTTACTTCATCGAGCGCATCACGAATATCATCTTCCACCTGAACGACATAACGCATACGGAACGATGACAAAACATCAACCATTACGAGCTTAGACATTAGATATCACCTTCTCTGCGATTTTCAGAATAGTGGGCGTTGAACGTTCCGCCTGGATAACGAGCTTGCAGCTTTTCTACGTTCTGCTGAACAACTTCGTTTGGATTCAGACCAAGAGCATTACAAGCATTGACCCAATACCAAATGACGTCACCAAGTTCTTTGCTCAAGTGCGCGCGAGTTTCATCTGTGAATGGTTTGCCCTGGAACAGAACTTTCTTGATGATTTCCTGCGCTTCGCCCGCTTCACTCGTCATACCGATCATGGCGGTCAGGAGAAGAGAACCATTCAGAGTGCTGTTTCCGTAATGAACTTCTTTGAGTCGTTCGATGAACTGTTCGACTTCACGGCTTTCCTTACTCGTAACAGCCATAACAAAGTCGGCATACTTATTCAGATCGATCATTAGAAACTCCAGATAAGATTGATAATAGCAGCAGGAATTGCAATCATGTGAAACACGAACAATGATCGTGCTGTCAGAGTAAACCACTTCTGCAGCTTAATCTGATCTTTCGCGATTGTGATAAAGTTGATAGCCAGTAATGTGCAAGTACCTGTAACAAAAATCGTAAGCAGGATTTGGATAGCCATGTGTATTGTCATTTGAGCCTCAGAAGTTTGGATCTTTCTTTAGTATGGCGAAATACATTTCATTCTTAATACGAGCACCTCTTTTTTTGAAAAGGGCATCGAAGTTACTGTTTTCAGTTTTTTCATAGAACTCATCTAGAGTTTGAAGATGTTCTTCGAATATGATGAATCCTCGCTTTACGAATTTCTCACGATACGTTTCGATCGTAGTACCATATAAACCAGGAGTTCTCAAGACACAGAACACATATTCGTTACACAGTTTACGAACGTCATCTAGGAATTCTTCAATGAAATCTGGCTCAATACCATTGATAACATTATACAGAATGATAGCATCCGCAGATTGTTCTGGTCTTCTACTTATGTCTTTAATATAAGGATCGTAATAGACCACGGAAACATCGCTCGGAACTTCCATCATACGATGGTATCCAGCACCATAGTCTATAACAGAGTTGATGTTAAAACGATAGCAGAAATACGGAAAGTATCTCATCCCTTCTTTCGTTGGAAATTGATATCGAGCTGGCGTTCGAATAGCGTCAAGATATTCTTTACCATACTTCTCGATAACATACTCGTCGTAGTTTCTGCTCCATGTTATCATTAGAATTCCGAGATAGCTTCTGTCAGCTGACGCAGCTTATGCTGAACGAAATAGTTGAAAATCTTGTTACGAGGATTACGTTCATACTCGTTGTATTTAGACACAATCTCGTTCTGCAATGAATCTGGGATGCAGTCTAGATCAACCATCATCTTGTTGCGATGATAGTTGCGAAGCATCTCACCCTGACAGTAGTCTTCAGGCTGAAGCAGAGTCCACTCTTCGAGCTTTTTCTTAGGGAGTGGTTTCTGACGACTACCAGACACAAATGTGTCGTCAGCCGACAAGAAGTTAGGCACACCGTCACCACTATCGCCTTGCAGAATGTGATACTGCTTGAACCGCTCAGGATTAACGTCAGGAGTCACGAACTTCTTCATGATTGGCGAATACTGATTGACGTTATCATACTTCTGCAACTGAACGAAATCTTTGTCGCCGGACACAATCAGAATCTTTTCTGTGACTACGCCGTGCTGACCAAACGCATGACACAGAGCACCAATGATGTCGTCAGCTTCCGCACGTTCGAAGCGCAGAACAGGATACGGCATATTATCAGCGATCTCATCGCGAATCTTGTGCAGCGCATTGAAGATCGTCGACCAGTCATGCTGCGATTTCTCACGAGCCTTACGTCTGCCAGCCTTGTAGTGAGGGAATACTTCTTTGCGCCAACAATTTGGACCGTCAGCACAGATAACGAGTTCGCCATACTCTGAGCCAAACTTGCGCTTGTATAGTCGAAGACTGGCAAGAACCATGTGTCTTACCATATCTTCGTCGAGTTTACTTTCGTTGTTGGCTAGTTGCATCATGATGTTAGAAATCATGACTTGGCTAAAATCCACGAGAATCATAATCTACTCCATTGCATGATATTATCATATATCAATCATGCGCGATTGTCAAGCCGGATCGTAATCATCATCTTCATCGTTGTCGTTCATTTCAGCTAGGCTTTTTACAGTGTGTTCAACGACTTCCTGAAACGGATGCTTTAGCCCCATCGTCATAAGCAATGTTGAACGTAAGGCTTCGACTGTAAAGCCATAATGCTTGTCGAACTGTTTGTTGAATACGTCAAAGCCTTGCTGCGCCAGTTTGTTGGCTATGTGTGCAGCATAGGCTTCGACGACTTCATCGACGTATGCACGTTTCGTAGCTTCGCGCGCAGCATCATCTTCTGCAGGCGGAACGACACGGATGTTTGCCTTAGGAAATCTAATGACGTTATTATTTGATTGCCCTGAGGATGATCGTGAACTCATTGATTCTTCCATTGGGAGTAGCTTCTTTCGTCTTGAGGGCATCGAATGCACGTTCGGCAGCCTTTGAGGTACTACCCGTGATGGATGGGAGAACATCTGCTGGTTTACGCAGCTTCTTCTGGAAAGAACGCCCAGGATCAACACCTTGGAGCGTTGTGCCCTTAACGGACAAACCTTGTTCTGACCAGTAGTGAGCCAAGACGTTGTATTTAGTGTTGAACGTCCAAAGCTCTTTCGCACCAACGATCTTTGTTGGATCAATAGATACGATCTTAAGCTCGTTCGATTCCTTCTGGAACTTCATCTTGGACACGAGCTTGTCAGCAGACTTTGGCTTAGTCTTGCGCGGCTTGCGCACAACAGACTTACGATTGTTCGAGACGAGTGATTCGCAGTCGTTGATAATACCACGCATCGTAGCGATACGTGCAGTCAGCTCTTTCTTGCTCAGATGACGATACGCATACTTGAGGTCAGCGTCCTTGGTTTTCTGTGCTTCTTCCAGCTCTTCAGCCCACGGCGTATAGTAATCAGCGATCGCGCGAGCTTGCGCAGGCTTGACGTTCTTGCCCTTGAGCCACTTATAGAAGTCGTCGAACGATGCTTCATTGTCGAGCATATCTTCGATGTCGGCGATCAGAGCACCAGCAGGATTAGTTGTGATCTCAGGAAGATTGGCTACAGCCGCAGCGGCAGCCTTATCTTTCTTTGTCAGCTCTACGCCTTCTTCTACGAGCTTTGCGATGTAGGTATCAAGACGATCGCGCAGACTACTGTGCATCAAGCCCATAGAGAACATACGAGCTGTGTTGCACATGGTGCTGTTTAGCTTGGCATCAGATATACGATTGAGCATATTCTGAGCCGATTTGGAAAAGTCTTGTTCTGCCATATAGTCTAGCAGATACTTGCGACCGTCTTTGGCTTCGTAGAAATAATTGTACCAGTTGTAGGCTTTACCTAAACGAGACTGGAGTTCACTTTCACTAAGCCATTGCTGATCATCCCAAGTGGGCTCTTCACCAAAATGCTTGGCGTCAAGCCCACGTGGCGTAATCGTGCGCTTTTTCTTTGGCGCAATTTTGAGCAGATTCTTTGCCATACGTTGCTCCTTTCACTATGATTAGTATATCACAGTGGCGGGTAGTTGTCAAGCCATCGAAGTCAACAGATCTTCCCATTGGCGGGCTCGCATATCCCAATTATAGAAGGTGTCGAAATAGGCTTTTTGGAACTTGAGTCGTTCCTGATTGAACTCTGCCCAGTATTGCTCGATCACCATATTCAGCAGACCAGCAAACTGATTGGCGTGTTTGTTATTGTTTTCAGTCCAGCCATACATGACTGCGAAGTTCGCACAAGTCTCAGGCAATGCAGCCAATGAAGGACAAATCACATTACAACCAGCGCTCATAGCTTCGATGACTGAGATACCTGAAGTCTCTGGCCAGATGCTCGGATACGCATAGATGTGAGCTTTCTTCAGAGCTTCGCGAATGACAGAGTTCGGCTGCCATCCATGATAAGTCATGTTGGGATGATTCTTGATCTTCTCGAACATTGACTGATAAGGTAGATCGCGCTGCGGCCAACCGTAGATACCAAATGACGAGTAAACGTCGAGATGAAAATCTAAACCACGATTAGCAAGAAACTCACAGACAGGAATAAGAATTTCAAGCCCACGATGTGGTGTCGTATGATAGATAATGTTGATCGTGCCCTTTGGCTTTTGATGCTGCTCAATAGGAACGATTGCATTCTGCATCACGATACCCTTGTCGTAGGGAACGTCGAGCCCAATGTTATATGTCGACTGCTGATAGTTCGACACGAAAATCAACTTCTCAAAACGCTCTAGCGATTTCTTATCCCTCAGATGCTGCGACTCTGGATCATCCCAGGTATCGTGCAACCACAGAATGTTTTTCTTAGTCTTGCTGATATTTTCGTCACGCACGCGCGAGCAGATGATATTGAACTTATCAAGCAGATCTGCTGGCAGACGCTGACGCAGTCCAGCTACCATCTGTTCAGTTCCACCCTGCGAACCAATATGCTCGTATGTGCCATTGTTAGCAGGATCAAGATCCTTCGGCTCGAGCGACTGAGATGATTCTTTCAACCCAGTGATATTCAGTTTAGTCATTTACAATCCTCACGTCAACAATAGAATTGATACGGAATGAACGCCATCCACTATTATCTATATCCCAAACAGCAAGCACATTTGGATTATCCTTGGTAGCGACTTCCGTATCTTCCATAAGCGGTGGCAGATACTTTTCCTGCAACGTGCAGTTCATAACACGCCCTGAGCCATCTTTCTTAGTGAACGATACCTCAAGAACACTAGAACGCAACATTTCAGCCAATTCAGGTTTAGACCAGATCATATCTTTCTCCCAAGATACTTAGCATCAGTTTCATCGGTAATATATTGCACAGCACCTTTATTGTAGGCAGGTGCTACCCGCATAGCTTTCTTTTCAATTGCTTCAATCGTTTCTGGCTTTTCTTCACGATCTCGCTTCCACTTATGATCAGTGCGAATATCGCGTTTAGCAGCAGCGCCACCAGGAATTGTATTAGAGAGCGGAGCAGCATTAGACTCTACAGCAAGTGAGTAGGAAAACTTCTTGGACTGAGTAGTGCGTGGCTTGAAGTAACCTACTTTCTCAAGCAGCTCGTTGGTCAGTCGTTGTGACTCGATCATAGCCTGAGTTGGCTTACGAGCTTTACGTTTACGGAAGTTGGTTGTGTTGTAGTAGATTGGCAAGATAGGCATGATATTGACCCCTCATCACAGTATTCATTATATGCTATCAATCTACGGTTGTCAAGGCTTTTATGTCTGCCAAGACTTTTTCTTTATATTCCTTGATTAGCTGATCCGTCTTGGTATCAAACTGCACTTCATACTTCTTTATGCCCAGTCTGCCCATCTTTACGACTTCTTCTGGCTCGTAGCCAAGATTACAGATTTGGGCAATGTTCTGTGAGTTTACGATCGTCTTACGATGGATCATGTTATTGAACTTCATGACCAGCTTTTCGATGTCCTTAGAGTTAGTCCAGAGACTAGTCCAATCAGTGCCGAAGTAAGAACCAGAAGTCATAACGTAGTCTTTGAACGGCGAATTGCGCGCTCTGTTGATGTCGTTCTTATCGTCGAACTCTTTCGTCACATGAAACTTGTTGAATCGAAATGTGTCGATAAGATAATATCCTTCATCGGAAATCAGAAACTCGAAAGTCTCACCTAGTGTTTCATATGTTTCTGTGGGCAAACCTGCAATGAATGTGCTGGAAATAATAACATTGTCTTTCCACGATTCTCTGCATAGTTGCAGCGTTTCGATCAGACGCTTACCGTCAGTCATCTTACCGATATATCTACCTGTCGATGGATTGAATGATTCGATGCCCATAAGAGCACCCACCATACCAGATTCTAAAAGCAGATCAGCCTGCTCTTTCGTCTTGATCGTGTCGAGTCGAACGTATCCAGTCCACTTCAAGTCGATACCAGTTTCGTTACGAATCTTGATAAGCATTTTCAGCTTTTCTTGGTAGTCATTTACGATGTTATCTGTGACGTGATAAATGCGAGTTCCGAAGTTTTCGTAGTTGCTTACGATCTCGTTCTTCAAGCTATCGTAAGAACGCATATACTCATGTTTCTTTTTACCTAGCGATCCGAAGTTGCAGAAGTGACAACTAAAGATACAGCCGGATGCGATCTCAAAGTATAGAGCTTCTTTTGGATTGATGTAGTCGTCTTTGGTAGGAGCAGTTGAAACGTCTGAATAGTCTAAGATATCATCACTTAGAACTAGCTTATTCGTTATGATTTTCTGTGGTTCGTTGTTGAATAGTTTCTTGATAGCACTGGCACCCATTCCTTCAACGAAGTAATCAACATACTTCTCAAGATAGTGAAGTTTCCAGTCTTTCTTTCTGTTTATATCTAGAAACTTTCTGCGATCGATGATCCAGCCACCAATCATAACTTTGGCTTTGAATTCTACCTTAGCAGCCAAACAAACGAACAGTATCTTAAGGAATACGTCTGTTCCGTCATCGTCGTAGCCCCAGGTAGGATTTTCGTTTTCGTTACGATTCTCTTCTTCAGACAGAAACGATGTGCTAATACATACAACGGCGTCTTGATCTTTACAGAAATCTTCGATGATAAGTCGAAGTTCGTCGTCGCTGAACTTGACAAAGTGATGGATCTGCTTTACTTCAAATCCATCTTTTCGCAGTTCATTTCCAAGTCTCATGGAAGATGCGTTCTTTAGGAACCCATCATAGAAGTTGGAAAACAGTAGGACTCGCTTACGCAGCTAGAATCTCCTTCAGCCTATCAGCAGCATAAGAAGCGGCAAAAGCATCAGGCTTGACACGAGGCACCACGTTGCACGTTCCCCTAATGTAGCCGACCGCCTGCTGAACAACACAGCTAGAACCGTGGATAATGTCAGGGTTAATATCAAGATGGACTTCAGCATGGCGGTCTCCAATCGCTTCAGCCAGATCCATATACAGCTGCGCGACTTTATACACTTCGTTCATCAGACGAAACGCTGGGCGATCCATGCGCTGATCAAAGTCGCGTTCTGTTTCCATGCGTCCGAACACCTTACAGCCTTTTGATCCTTCATAGTGAATCACAACAGCAAGAGTGTAGTCGGCATACCACAGATTGTCTTTGCCGCAATATCGTTCGCTATCCGCACCAATGTAAATGCAGGTATTGTCAGATGTGTTACGAATGAATTCGCGGACTTCGTCGATGTTCATATTCTTAATCATATCATTGCTATATAGTTGTATGAGCCATAGGGATATTGTTGATTCTGAACATCCAATTATCTGTTTGCCTATGAATAGGACTTCAGATATTCACCTTGCAATTGCAGTTAGTAAAGCTGGATGTTTTCCTAGCCTAGTTATGTCATCTTATAGTCATAGCTGGGGTAAGATTTTTTACTACGATAAGTTTCGTAGTGATATGTTGCTTCTAATGAAAGAAACAGGAAGTTGTCGAGTTCTTTTGAGCATGACAGATTTTTTTCTGATGACTCACTTCGAGCAGATTTCTGAACTGGTAGAAATGTTTGGTCTTCGTCATATTGAGATCGTTCCTTATTACGGCGGTAGCAAAGAAAACAGCTTCAAGCTAGAAACGTATCTTGAGTATGTCATAAAGCTAAAGAACAAAGGCGTCAAGATTTTTGTTAAGTGTTTGTTTGTTCCTGTCGAAGAAGTTGCGCAGAAGATGATTAAGCATAGAATCATCGACGCGATTATCGTCAAGTCGAATAAGGGAGCTGGTATGGTTCACTACTCGACGCCTAACATCTACAAGCTAATCAGTAAAGCCAAATTCCTGTATCCTGAAGTAGATATCATAGCCAGTGGTGGTATTGCTACTTCTAGAGATATTCAAGAAGCTCTTAATTGTGGCGCAACTGCGGTGGGATTAGGAACTGTGTTTGCTATGTCAAAGGAATGCAAGATCAACATAGAAAGCAAAGCTAGAGTTTTGGCTGACAAAGAAATCGTTCATATTGTTACGAACGGTCTCCCGCAGAACGGAATCGTATTCCAAGAAATTGAAGAGTGGGACAACGATAACAACTCTAGAGGATTAGAAGCTGGAGTCACGGGAACAGGTGGTCATTTGTTCATTGGTCAGGGAATTCAGCACATCAACGAAATTCTTTCTGTTGAAGAAATCGTGAAGAAGCTGATTCCTGAAGGCGGATTTAAGATGGCACCGGTGGTAGGAGTCGAACCCACGCCCTCGGTTTTGGAGACCGATGTGCTACCGTAACACTTCACCGATATACTATCTTGTCTTATCCGCTAACTCTTTATATCCCTTAGCAGTCGGATGAATCCCATCGGGACTAACATCTTTAGGTCTATCTAGAATAACATCATTATACTGTCTAGCAACTTCGTAGACTGCGTTTACTGCGATTGGTACTCTATCAGCTCGAGGTAGAAGCCAGATAACTCTTTGTGCTTCGATATTCTTGCGGATACGTTTGATATGTGTCATTGTATCCACGCTGTAATCATTGGCACCAAGACTAATGATTACTATCTTTGCATCTTCTGGCTTCTCACCCCATTTCTGTATCCAGCCTGAGCTAGTTATACCAGACTGAACATATGCTTTGCATTCAGGTCGGAATTGGCTTACTCCGACCCCAATGCTGTCGCCTATGATTAAACATTCAAGCATTTAGAACGTCCACTTTAATCCTACTAGACCATAAACATTATTATACTTCTGTTCTACGCCTTTGTCAAACCCTAACGTCGCAGTTACAGCCACGCCATCAAAGATTTCTTCGGCGACAGTGACCTTATTACTTATAATCGTTTTCTGTTCTGTGTTCGTCACGATCTTAGTCTCGATAGCTGTTTTCTTGCCTACTTCGTAACGAGCGCCAACGTATGGGCTTGCTTTCGAAGCACTACCATTAGGAGGAACACTTGAAAGCAGTGGTGAACCAGTTTCGCTTCCGTTGATGCTCCATGTGTTGAACAGAACGCCAGCAAGTGGGCGGAATCCAGCAAACGTCACTGGCGAATAAACACCAATGTCACCATAGACATTGTTCTGACGAATCTTTGAGTTGTTCGCTAGATTGAACTCAGGAATCGCAACATTTGTCTGATGATTGCTTGAGCTATATCCAACGTTCGCTTTGAACCACAGATATGGCTGACGGCTCAGGATGTATGCGTTAGCTGCTGTAGAATCTGACACAGTCTTCGATCCTGTATCCTTCGACGTTCCTTCAGTATAGCTAAATGCAAATCCGTATGTGTTTCCGTCAACTGTATTCTGATAACCCATAGCTCCACCGCCAGCAGAAAACTTTCCGCCTTTGCTACCCATAGGAGCAGCCCATACACCATCATTGTGTGCGAGCGGATCTGTAAGGAACAGATTCATGTTTGTATATTTGATCGCGTTCTTTGATCCAGCTGACGAAACAGACTTCGTATCAGAAGATGATGCTCCTGTCTGATAAGCTGTTCCGTTCTGCGTCGTTGTAGTCGCAGGATTGTTTGGATCAGTGATCGTCGTAGTTGTGTTGTCACTCCACGTCTGAATGACCTTTGGAGTAGACACAGTCGTGATCGTGTATGGCGTAGCAGTTACAGGAGTTGTTGTCTTTGTTACATTGAACAGAGATCCTGTGTTTGTGCTTCCTACAGTCACGAGATTAGCAGTTGTTGGCGTTCCGTATGTCGTTGAGGAAGTGACAACTGGATTTGTTGGCGTTGTGCTTACAACTGTTGGAGCAGACGGAGTTGGATTCACAGTAGGCATGTTTGGATCGTTAGGAGCAACAGCACCAAACGTCTGCCCATTCTTTGTTACTGTTCCTAGACCATCATTCACATACAGAACTGGAGAAAGTGCAGTGTCACCCTGATTGAATGAAGCGAAGCCAAGACGATACGTTCCGGCATCTACTGCTTCGTAATTGACGATCTGCCAACCAGTCGAACCGTATGAGCCAGTTGAATAGTTACCTGTGCCTGGATTTGTCGCACCGAGCAGAATGTATTGTGTAAGAACGTTGTTGATCTTACCAAGTGCTGCTGCGTTACCTGTGTTCACGAAAGTCGTGATAGATCCATCGTTGAACGGAACATAGTCTGTTGACGTATAGACCCAATACATTGAGAACTTCGTAGCAGCTGCGAGTGGGAAATCTTTGTAGATCCAAGCTGCGTTCGTGATATTACCGCCGCCTTGCGGATTCTGTGCAGCGATCTCAGCAGACAAAGCAGATACAGACGCTGCGCTCATACCAAGTGCAGACGTCATGTTGCTATAAGTTGCTGTCGGAGATGTTGGTGTTAGACCAACCATCGTGGAACCTGTGTATGGGCTAATCGCCCAAGCATTAGGTCCAGCTTGGATGTTTTGTGTTCCTGTGGCGGTCGTTGTGCCAGCAGGACCATTAGTCCAACCGCTGGCGCTCAGTGAGTAATCTTGTGCGAGTGATATTTCTGCAAACGCAAACAGAGCCGCCAGAGCAGCTAGAATCTTTTTCATTTGACCTCCCTATGTGTAGACGAACTTTATTTCATCAACATCATAGCGAAGTCAATCAGAGCAATTAGCTAGTTTTGATTTTGGCTACCAGTTCTCTAGAACCTGGGAACAGCTTATTCGCAAGACGATACTGTGGAACAGCAGCGTCGAACATCTTAATCTTTTCTTCTTTACTTACTTCTTTGATCGTAATTCCGTTTTCTTTAGCATTTACTTCATACTGCTCGGCATCATCAACCGACCACTTACGTTCTAACTTTGCAACTTCCTTAGCCGCACGACGGAACACTTTCTGTTGTTCAGGAGTCAGCGAATCGAATAGCTTGTTGCTAATCAGAATCGTCGTCATGAACATGCTGTGATTTGTCTTAAGGATGTTCTTGCCTTTGAATCTGAGATATGTCGTTTCGATCGCGTTACCTTTTTTAATCGAATCGATCATTTCTTCTTGAGTCTGTGAGTCACGAGTCTTAGCGTTTTCAGCAAGAACACTAAAGAACTTACTCGTCGAAGGAACTGTCGTGATGTCCATCTCGTTCAGATCTTCTAGGCTTTCGATTGGTTCGTTTGAACCTACGATACGATAGCCACCAGAGTATGTAAATCCAAGACCACGAGCTTGTGTGTTCTTGCTCAGTTCTTCACAGAGCTCATCGCCAATTTTTCCGTCAAGAACGCGAGAAACGTGTTCGTGACCATTGAATAGGAACGGAAGATCGAGAGTGTGGAATGGACGATAGAATCCACCGATGACTGTGATCTGAGTCTGACTCATGTGGATCTTGCCATCATCCATAGCTTTCATCCATGCACGAGAAATGCGACTTACATCTTCATCCCAAGGAACGATTACAGTTCCTTCAGCTGGTTCTAGCTCAACTCCAGGAACGCGAGCAGGAGCCCATCCCAGTTCTGGAATGTCTCCATACTTCTTGTTATAGTATCCAGGAGTTAAGATTTCGAAGTCGAACTGACCAGGAAGAACTCTGTCGACTTCTGCTGCAAATGCTTGAGCTGTTCGGATGAACAGATACTCTGGATCATGCGCAATAAGCCAACGGATTTTAATTGGAAATTCTGACATAGAAGTTCTCCTAGTGGATTCTACTCCTATTTATATGGCGGAAGGTATAGGATTCGAACCTATGCTACCGATAAAGGTAGGACGATTTAGCAAACCGCTGCTTTCGACCACTCAGCCAACCTTCCGTAAGTGGTGCTTCAGGACGGGATCGAACCGCCGACACTTGGTTCTTCAGACCAATGCTCTACCAACTGAGCTACCGAAGCCTATTCTTCGTCGACGCCAACTGCTTCGAATCTACGCTCCTGCATTGTCTTTGACCCAAATGCTTTGCGAGGATTCATACACCAAACACAAGTAGGCTTACCGCAGTTGAGTGCGTGTGTCTTATGTAAACGATGTGGCTGGTCGATTGTTTCTTTCCAGATGCTAATATCTTTTAGGATACGTTTCTGGCGTTCAATGTGGCGTTCTTTTTGAAGGAGACGTTTTGCTCGTTTTTCCATTTGACACCTCATGATTATATATGGTAGGAGGGGAGGGATTCGAACCCCCAATGTTACCTATAAGGAACGGATTTACAGTCCGTCGCAGAACCACCGTCTCTGCAGCCCTCCTATGGTCCTAACTCTAGGATTCGAACCTAGTCTTGATGATCCACAATCATCCGTGCTGACCAACAACACTAAGTTAGGAAAAGTCTATCTACAAATCCAAGCAGAAGATCGTGATGACGACCATCGTGCCAATCTTTTCTTATGTATGGACAATATGGTTTTTCATACCACAGCAGTTCGCTTTCTGGATGAGCACCAATCAAACCAATGTTGCCTTGTATGATAGCCATTGGCTCATCGTTAGCATACTTAGCAATCGTATCATAGTTTCCGTTTCCGACGAATGTGCACCCATCATAGAAAAACATCTTTTCTGATTGACCCAACCATTCGACGTTTGCAACTGTGCCGTAGCTTCGACGTATCTCAGTCGTTGGTCGCTTTATATATTGGACTGCATCTACTCCATCAAGGAAATCAAAATATCGAGAGCCAGCCCAATAAGCACCCATGCAAATGCCGAGATACCTACCGCCTCGAGCAAGAAACGCTGCGATCTTGTTAGCTTTAGTGCGTGTAAAGAAATCGTGATAACTGTCACTGTCACCAATGCCGCCAGGGAAAATAATTCCATCCACTTCATTTAGCACCATATCTAAATCGTCACGAAGACCAAACCACTTAACACGATATTTCGGGGATAATGCGTTTGTTATGCCTAGACACGATTGATCTGAGCATTCGGGATGATGATTGAACAACGCAATCGTTTTCATTGATCTTATTTATGAAGTGCTACAGCTCCGATTCGAACGGCGTCCTAGTCTTGTCGATCTGTGTTTCCCAACAACACCGACTGTAGCATATTGGTGTCGGAAGCAAGGATCGAACTTGCGACGCGCGGCGTATGAGACCACTGCTCTACCATCTGAGCTATTCCGACGAAACTGGTGCCCTATGTAAGATTCGAACTTACAACCTTCGGTTTCTAAGACCGACACCTCTACCAGTTGGGCTAATAGGGCATGGAGCGGAGAATGGGATTCGAACCCACGACCGTCTCGTTGGCAACGAGAAGCTCTACCACTGAGCTACCTCCGCATAATATGGCGATCGGGGAAGGAGTCAAACCTTCAACCTTCGGTTTCGTAGACCGATGCTCTATTCGGTTGAGCTACCCGACCAAACTTGGAGTTCCCTTCCAGAGTCGAACTGGATTCTCAAGGATTTGCAGTCCCGCGCATTACCGTCTTGCTCAGGGAACATTGGCTGGGGATCAAGGACTCGAACCTCGGACATCCAGATTCAGAGTCTGGCGTTCTACCAACTGAACTAATCCCCAATGGCGACTTCGACGGGTCTCGATCCCGCGACCTCCGGCGTGACAGGCCGGCGCTCTCCCAACTGAGCTACGAAGCCAATGTGTTATGAAATGGCTACTGTGTCATCTTACTATTAGCCGTTTTATAACACATCGAAATCCGCTGGTTACTGCCATCCAGCGTCACCTTTTCGCGTGACAGGTTGTATCGGGAAAAGACGGCTGCTCTTCTAGACCTCAGTGGCTAGTCACTATATCCAATCGTGGCAGCAGCGCGCGATTACACGATTGGTGACGCACAGGTTCCCATCTCCTGTGAATTGGTTGCGGGGGAAGGAATCGCACCTCCGACCTCTTGGTTATGAGCCAAGCGAGCTACTACTGCTCCACCCCGACATAAAATGGTGCCGCCACCAAGAATCGAACTCGGGACCTGATGATTACAAATCAACTGCTCTACCTGCTGAGCTATGACGGCGAAACTGAATGAGGGGAAACGCCTTCGAAGTGGATCTTACAGCTCCACGTTTCCCCTCTAGGCAAGCTCCATGTGTTAGATGAGGAGCTAACCGTGGCTCCTCGCGGGACTATTTACCGCGTCCAACCGTCTTGGTGGAGGTAGACGGAATCGAACCGCCGACATTCTGCTTGCAAAGCAGACGCTCTCCCAACTGAGCTATACCCCCAAGAATGGCGGAGGATGAAGGAATCGAACCATCAACCTTTCGGTGCGCCGGTTTTCAAGACCAGTTGTTGCCCAGCAACCGCATCCTCCAAATTTCGCCGATGGGTATGTCCTACCCTTCCCTGCTGCTCGGTCACAGCTCCCCTCAGACCTGCGAATGTTGACAGTCTATCAACACCAGAGGGCGTAAGTCTTCCCGAATAATCTCCAGCAATGACTAACCATGCTTTCTTTATTCTTGTTTCATACGGCGCACGAATTGGCTCCGCGACCTGGGCTCGAACCAGGGACCCGCTGATTAACAGTCAGCTGCTCTACCATCTGAGCTATCGCGAAATGAACTTTCTATATATGGTAGACTGTGAGGGATTCGAACCCCCGACCTGGTGATTAAGAGTCACTCGCTCTACCAACTGAGCTAACAGTCCATGAATGATATGCCTGTCGTGTGGGATTCGAACCCACGTCTTCCCGCACGTGCAGGAAATCGTATCCTATTAGACCAACGACACAGCAGACTACCGGAATCTGCTGCTGGCAACTGGTGCGGGGTGAGAGGATCGAACTCCCGACCCGCTGCGTGTAAAGCAGCCGCTCTTCCGCTGAGCTAACCCCGCAAATATGTTTAGGAGAAGATACGTCCGTCGATCTTCTTTTCAGCAGAGCTCTATGTATCTCTTTCAATACCTACGCCCCTGCGCCTAATTGGTCGGAGATGCAAGATTCGAACTTGCGACCCTCTGGTCCCAAACCAGATGCGCTACCAGACTGCGCTAATCTCCGTAACTGATTAGGAGTGATGTTATGTTATGGATATGGATAGACCGCCATACCGTTCGCTTTAATCTGTAACCTTATTTCAGGTCATGACTCCTATTTCAGTTACAACTCAGCATTGGCCGTGCCTGCAGACAGAGGACCCATAGACTGTGCGCTTACCCAGGAACACTGAGATTTTCCATAACACCACACCTAATCAGTTGTTTCTACAAAGAAGCACCTAGATGCCTCCATGAAGAAACAACCTTTCGATTGTTCCTACCAGATTAGATTGTCAAACAGCGAATCAGCATATTTAGTATCATACCACGTTGGTACATGGTTGTCAACTCATTTTTTTGGTCCCGTGTATGGGATTCAAACCCATGATCTCCACGCTTGAAAGGCGGGTATGTTTGCTCGCTACACTAACACGGGTAAATTGGTCCTCCGACAAGGTAACGATCCTTGGTCGCACGATTATCAGTCGTGTGCTCTACCTTTGAGCTATCGGAGGGAAATTGGTGGACTCTCTGGGACTCGAACCCAGGACCTTCGGTTTAAAAGACCGCTGCTCTAACCTACTGAGCTAAGAGTCCAGAGGTAGAATCGGTCCGCGCGACTTACGGAATGTGATTTCCGCAGATACGACGCTCGACGTAACCGTAAGGTGTGCGGTCCCAGACCGTAGCACAACGTGGACGTCGCTCGACGACAACCGGTCGTGGTGCAGCATAGACTGGAGTCTGAAGATCAATCACCGGATAAGGGCGACGATAGCCAGTATCATACACAGTCGCGTTGCAGCCTGCGAGACCAAGCGCGAGAACTGAGACTGCCATAATTCGTTTCATGCTACACTCCATTCATAGTCGTCGATGGTACAGACGGATTCATTTCCATCGTATTCGTCGATACGGTATTTAGTCCCCGCAGGGAGATCTGTGATACGCAAATCAGAAAATCGCGTGTTTGCTTCGTCACCCAATTCTTCTACGACTTGCACAAGCGCAGGATCACTGCGTTGGATGTCGTAACGGCTTTTTGCCGTTCCGCCAAGTTCATGATATCGTGCCATCGCTTGATCGGAAAGACCAAACCCACCGAAGCAAGCATTATATACTATCTTAGTCACATTCGGCTCCATTGTCAAGGGTCATTCACAGATTTTTTCGTAGCCTAAGATATAGCGTCTGCCATATCTATCGTATTCGTAGACTGGTTCGTTCCAGCAGATAGCCGGACGATTGTAATAGTATGTGCCAGCACCTAGAGCACCCAGCGCGAGACCACCCAACGCATACGGTACCCAGTTATTATGGCGCGGACGCGGAGCAACATAGTGTCGCGGAGCGGGAGCGCGATATCCATGACGATGATCACGACGATGCTGCGCTTCTGCGACAGAAGTCAATGCAATCATGGCAACAGTGGCTAATGCTACGACTTTCATGTTACTCTCCTTATGGCGATCGCGATAGGATTCGAACCTATGACCCACAGCTTAGAAGGCTGTTGCTCTATCCTGCTGAGCTACGCGACCTTTTCGTTTATAGAGCTTGCGTGAACGAATCACACGAGCGCGATATTTAGCTGTGCGCACTTCTCGCGCCATCAGATTTCTCTTTGACGCGGATGAGCTTACCGACGAGTTCCCAGTCATAAGTCTTTTCCTTTGTCTTTCGATTCTTTTCATACGACATCTTATGACCTGTAAACTCTTCAAGATACAGAACAGCCTTTTCGATGTCGTCGAATTCTTTCATTCCTACATTCTTATTTAGATACGGCTTGGCGATATACTTCACGCAGCGAGCTCCTTCACGAGTTTACCCATACGGCGACCGTGAGCGGGATACGCCACGACTGCAACTTCTTTGCTCCAACAGGCGCGACAATCGCCACACTTACCAGAACGCTCATACGCATCACACACCTTGCTCGCTTTCGTGTCGCTGTCAGCGAACGGGATAACCGTCGAGCCGTGATCAGCGTCGAAGTCGCCCGTCATAGAATCTGACGAGTAGCGAACGACTGCGTTGGGCAGTGACTTCATACGCTCAAGCACTGCACGGATACGTGCAATCTTGTAGGACTTCGTAGGAAGCCAATGCTTGACGTGAGGCGTTTTCTGCATCACGAGGAAGATCTTGAAGGCAAGAGCCGGATGATATACGTCACCCGAGTCGAACCAGCGGAAGAACTTCTGTCGCTTCAACTCAGCGACCATATCGTCGACCCACTCAGCTCGCTTCCAGTCCTCGCGATTGTGCTCACGGACTTTAATCGCGTCGGGCATCTGATAGAAACCCTCGGCAGCATAGCATCCGGCACAAACCGCAACAGGCTGCTTCGTATTAGGATCAATAGATCCTGGGCAGGTTTTGCGAGCTTGCAGTGACCACGACTTAGCTGGCATCTTGGATGCCTTGGACAATTTAATCATGACGAGCTTTCCTTATCATCTTGACTTAATGATACCACGGACAGACATGATTGTCAAGGGCCCGTGGTACTTTAAATCAAGCGGATTATTCCGCGTAGACTTCCTTCGTGAGATACTCGCGCACGGAAGCGCGGGCGAACTCGCGATCTTCGCGCTCAGCTTCCGCTTCACGCTCCATCTGTGCGAACTCGTCGAGCACAGCTTTCTGCTCCGAAGTGATCGGGCGCTTAGTCACAGGATGAACATCCTGATTGAGCTTCGCACCGACAGCCTTGATCGTAGCGAGATTCTTTGCCTTGATCGCAGCGATATCTTCGTCAGTCTTAGCAGTCGCAAGCTGTTTCTTGACCTTTGACGAAGCATTGATCTTGCGAACAGCAGACTCGAGCGAACCCTTAGTCACTTTCGCCGTAGCAGCAGCTTTAGGAGTTGCTGCCTTGGATGCTTTGCGAGTCGACGTCGCACCAGCAATAGGAGCGGGAGTCGAAGTCGTGCGATACGAAGTGACAGTCTTGCCGTCACGAACAGGCTCGAGCTTGATGCCAGCCATGCGAGCATGACTCAGCGCAGAACGAGCGCGACGATCGTTGCCAGCAGACTTGAGCAACTGAGCAGAGGTAAATGAGTTGCCGTTCGCGCGGAGCAAATCGACAACGATATTCGCTTTAGTGGGATTGAGTTTGATAGTCATGATATACAGGTCTCCAAGTGGTTACATATTGAATGATAGCTGGTGCTATCACGATTGTCAAGGGCGTTGGTCAAGATAGTGAACGATTCCGAAAGCGACTAGCATGAGCGCGACGAGCGAGAGGAACGGCGCGAAAATGATGAACTCGGCGGACATATAGCTAACTCCTTGATTTACCCTACTTTTTCATTCTACTACGGTAGGGGCCAGTTGTCAAGGGCCCCTACCAAACTTTTTTGTATCAATTTTCGATACGTTCCCAAGCGGCAATGAGCGCTTCGTAATGAATATCGTAAGGCAGGTTTAGCGTAGCCAGCGACTTAAGGAACGTAACCTTTTCTGTTACGGTTTCAAGAGCGCGGAAATCACGGAAAATTGACGTTAAATCCATTTTTAACCCTTTTACAGTTAAGCCCTAGCTAGGGCGGGTGGTAGGGGGCGCTCCCCCTATCTTTTAACTGTATCACGAATGGGGTTAATTGTCAAGGGCTAAAAACGGCAAAACCGCCAGAAAACCGGCGGTTTTTTTGTTAAAATTCTGTTAACTTTTGTATCAGGGACAGTTACACAGCTCAGTAGGCTAGTTTCAGCAAATCGACGACTTCTGGGAATGTCGATTTCCAGTCCGTCTTGCGGATGCGATCTAACCCTTCCATATAGCGAACGAACGAATTGAGATGCAGTCGAGCTTTGTCGTCGTCCACAAGATCGAAGTTGTTCTTGAGATAACCAGCGACGTGGGTCTTGTGGAAATGCGGAAGCGCATTGTTACCGTCGTAGTCGTTGATTACCTTCTCCTTGATCTTGCGAGGAAGGTAAGCCATGTCCACAGCTTTAGGCGAAACGAGGATGCGAATGAAATACTTCTCGTATCCCAACGGCGCGAACGTTTCCCACATTCTCATCGGAGCATACATCGAGTAGATACCGATGCAAGTTGTGATCGTGTCGATCTTCTTGTCCAGACCGTAGTCTTTGAGCTTTGCCATATTGTCGAGCAAGTTATTGAACTTGAGCGGATGACGAATCAGTTCGTAGCGAGCACCAACGTCGTCGGTCGAGATACGTAGAATGATGTCTTTGAACTTCGTCAGGCGATCAAGAATCTTGGTATTCATGACGCTCAGATTTGTGTCGTATTCCAGAACGATGTTCTTAGCATATCCAGCTTCGATCAGACGATCTAGGAACTTGTCATGCTGTGGTTGCAAGAATGGCTCGCCGCCTGTGATGTAGACGTGCTGAAGATGCGGTGCGAGCTCGTCGAGCTGTTTCCACCAACGTGGATCGTCACGCCATTCTGGCATATCCGACGAATACACATTGCCACCAGACACCTTAGGAGTCTTGATGATATTGTATCGTTTCATGCCGCTGTTGAAGAATTGATTACCTGTAAGCCTTTCGTAATCTTCGTACCAAAGAGTCGAATAGAGCGGCTCGCACATGATGCACTTAGCATTACACAGATTGCTGAAGCGAATGTCGAGTGAAACTGGCATGATGTCTTTCATCGTACCATCTGTCGTAAGAGTAGGATCAAGCAACCACTGTGTCGCGTTCTCTGGGATAGCAGATCCAACCATCGGTTGTCCACCAACGCGACCCCACTCGCGATTGATCTTCTGTGTTCCTTCGACGTTCTGATCGAAGGTGCGAACGACGCGCAGTGATGTGGGCTTTACTCCCTGACGTGTAGCTGCATCGTCTCGATCCCAGCAAACCTTACATGCGATATGACGCTCGCCTCTAGCTTGTGCAGCGCGGATTTCTTTGTGATAAACTGAGTTCATAGCTTCTTTGATAGAATGCGTCAGAACGTTCATCGTTGTTCCATCTTCAGCGAACGCAATACCATGCGAGTCGCCGCCGTTAGGAAGTTCTTGCCCTGTAAAGCAGCAAATCTTGAAATCTCCTGAAGGAAGAATCAAGATTGATGACCAAGGCATCGTGCAGAATGTTTCTTTAGTAAACATCAATTACCCTCTTAGCTATCTCAGGAAACGTCTTTTTCCAATCTGTTGATCTAATACTATCTAGCTTGTCCATACGCTCGATGAACTTCTCAATCTGAAAATTCTGTTCTATTTCGAGCGGAATGTTGTTGTTAAGATATCCTATGATCTGTTTCTTATACTTATCTGGGACGTCAGACTTATCATATTCTTCGCAAACGAATTCGCGTAATGCTTTCGGACTGTATTTGATATCATAGCAGCTAGGATTTCTTATGAGACCAACATACATTCTATCAGAACCAAAGAACTCCCACAGTCTGATCGGAGATAGTATGTTATATATCCCAACAGTCGTGTTGATAAAGTCTAGCTGTATATTGAAACGTTCTTTCATCAGATCTATATTCTTAACGACTCTTTCGAAGTTGCTAGGATATCTGATTAAATTATGACGTTCATGAACATCATCTACACTCGCAACAATATTCACTTTCTTGAACTTGTCTAACTTTTCTAAGATCTTTGGATTGATAGCCAGGAAGTTAGAAACGTATCGAAGCTGGATGTTCTGAGCATATCCACGTTCTATTAGATTATTTATGATCGTTTCGTGTGCTGGTTGAACGAACGGCTCGCCGCCGGTGAATGATATCTGTCTCAGAGTAGGTGCGACTTCGTCAAACTGCTGCCACCACGTTTCAGATTCATACCATTTAGGTAGATTAGAAGTGTATCTGTTGTTTTCTTTTGTGATCCTGTATTCGTCTGTTCCTATCATGAATCCATTGTAGTCCATCAACAGAACATGATCTTCATACCACAACGAGCTGTATCTAGGACCACACGCAATACATTTAGCATTACACAGATTGCTAAGTCTCAAGTCAAGACTGATAGGTAGTGCGGATATAAAACCATCTGTGTCACATTCGTTGACGACTTCGAAGTTTCGATTATTGTTTCTGAACTTACGAATAGACGGCACATTCTTGTCAGTTATTTCACGTTTCCAGCAGACATTACACATACGATGTTGCACGTTATTCAGTTGTGCTAGTCTGAGATTTTTGTGATTAACGCTATTGATAGCCTGTCGAATAGAATGTGTCATCACGTTCATGATAGCACCACTATCGTCAACGCAATAATCTTGATCGCCTTTCACTTCTTCCAAACAGCAAACCCTAAAGTTTCCGTTGGTTTCAATAACAACATCACTCCAAGCAGAAACGCAGTATGTGTTACTGCTCGTCGGTAGCATTCTTACCCCACTTGATCATGTTCCACACACGCTCATGCGTGTAGTAGACCACAATGTTTAGGAACGTTGCTACAGTTAGAAACGCAAGCGCGACTTGCCATGATCCTGTCGTAATGAATGGGATCAGGAAGTTATTGAGTGTGATGATTGCTCGCCAAGTAACAGACTTACTGATTGTGCGTGGATGCCCATCGACAAAGAACATATTATCTTTTGGCTTACGATTCCACTGCACCCAGTTCCAGACGCGCTCGTGTCCCCAGAACAGGAGCATATTGATTAAGACTGCGAAGCTGGCAATAGTAACACCAGTCATCCACGAGCCAGTCACAATCCATCCGTTTAGAATATGACTGAGCGTGAAACAGACGCGAACAGTCAGCGTTTTTGCTACGGAACGTGTGTGTGATTCTGTGAAACTCATATCATATACTTCCTGCTGAACATAGGTGAGACGCTGATGCGTTCTTTGTTGGTTGGATCGATTCTATTGAAATAGGAATTCGTTATCTCAATGAATCGTTTCTTCTGATCTATATTGCCTAGGAAAAACCAGTCGTCGCGCATAGAGTATGTGAACGAGCTCGTCTTACCATTACTGAAGATATCGTTGTTCCACTTGGGATACAGGATCATCTTAATGATACGATCCTTCAGATATTTACCCGTCTTGACTGAGTAGCCGTTATGACTTAGATCACAGAACAAAGAATCGTTAGTCGCGTGTTCTAAGAAGTTCTTGATAACGTGTGCTTGCTTGACTGGAATCAATGGAAAGTCGGGAGTCCAGTAAAAGAACTCATCATACCATCCTTCATAATACTTTTGCTGAACGTATGGGCTAACGCAGTTATCGCCGTTATCAAAGAAGTGGAAATAGTGTTTTCTTGTTATCTGATCGAAACCAAGATATGGCTTTTCTTTACCCCAAACGAAACAGACTTTCTTACCAGCAGCAATCATGTTCTTATACTCAGGAATCGTTTCGCGGAGCATAGAACGAGCTGGATTGTTTGGGCTGAAGTGACAGTTGATGTTATATTCAAAGTTCGTACCCCACACGTCGAATAGCTTGAGCGATGGCTCAGCCATATCAATGATACGGAAGTTGAACTCTAATCCAGATTCTTGTAGTTTCTTAACGTCTGGAATGACGACATTGGTAATTTCTGCGTTGTAGTGATTGAGCGCATCGCCAGTCGTTTCGTAGTTCCACGTGGTAGCTATCTCATCAATCTTGAGACCAGCGTCAATCCAGGCGAGGAGCATATTATGACTATCGCTACCGCCAGAATACCATAATACAACATAATCGTATGCTTCACGGATTTGCCTCGCTCTTGCTTTATAGAGATCCCATAAGCTATTCGGAGGTTCAACAGTCCAGTCTATCTTGGTGAACACATCATCATTGAAGTCCCAACGAATAGTTGACTTGTTGAACTTAGCCCATTCAGCAGCTTCTAGCTTACTGTATGTTGGGCGGCCGTCTACTTCGTAATAACCAAACTTGTTAGGATTGAATGTAATCATTGTTAAATTGGTACCCGTGGTGGGACTTGAACCCACACTGTCAAGATTTTAAGTCTCGTACCTCTGCCGATTGGGTTACACGGGCATTAGAAGCACATAGTATATAGGGTTTGCATTGCAAAGAAAATGGCTGGACCGTATGCTATCCAAAGCAACAATCCAGCCATTAAGAATGAAAGAGCTGCAATAACGTATGCAGCTCTAACCATTAGAAGCGACGTTCAGCACGAAGACGCATCGTCCAGTTATTATCGCTTTCTCTTTCAACCTTATTCGTTGAAGAAGCGAGTGTATAACGGATGTCTTGCTTCATGTTTGAGTAGATACCTTCAATGCCAAGCTCGAAGTCCTTTGTAGGAAGCCAAGCGAAGTTTGAACCGACTGACCAAACAGTAGCGTCACCGAAGCCCTTCTTAGCGTCGAACACCAAAGCCTTAGCTGATTCTGGAGCCTGAATCTGACCGTATGAACCAAACGCATTGATACGATACTTGTCAGTCAGCCAATGCTGATACAGAGCAGCAGCGTTCCAAGACTTAACAGACTCGATACCAGTGCTGTAAGCAATGATCGAAGGCTGATTCATCTGCCAACCATTGAGATCACGCTTCCAGTTAGCAATCTTGTTCGAACCGTATGCTGTAGTGTATTCAGTCATACCGTCGGCATAAGCTGCTGTAAGCCACAGAGCGTTCTGCTGATTACCAGTGAATGGAGTGTTGATCTTGAGACCACCGCCAGCTGCCCATACGCTCTTTGTCTGATTGTATGTTAGACCAGTTGTGTCAAGAACTTGTGCCTGACGACCAGCACCCATAACCTGAACCTGACCCCAAGGCTGATCCCAACGGAGATTACCTACGAGAGTAAGATTCTTTTCGTTCTGTGGAGCATAGTAAGTCGTCGTAGCATTTACGCCATCGACTGGAGCAATCGCTGTATCAGTAGCATCCTGAACAGCAACTGTTGCACTCAGACCGCCACCAAGAATGGCAGTATAAGAAAGCTGCTTAGGATTGATGATGAACGAAGCCCAGTGCTGTGCTGAGTAAACAGCTGAAGGCATGAACGAGAAGTTGTCTCGTGCAGCACCAGCAGTGATACCAGCGAACTGGATGTAAGCATATTCCATGATAGGAGTCGTAGTCGTTGCAGACTGCGAAGCACCTGATGGATTTGCTACGTCAGCAAGAGTGCCTGATGAACGCGAGAAACGAATACCAGCAGCAGTTCTTACAGTGCCGAAGTCGGTTGGAGTGCGAGCATCGAGATCAATACGACCACGAGTTTCCCATCCCGTTGTATTCTGACCAGCGCCGTATGTGTTGATAGCACGAGCACCAGCTGTTACCTTATATGTGTCACCCGCAGGGACATAAGCAAAATCCTGTCGAACCATACCGCCAACACGCAAGCATGAATCAGTTCCAGGAATATAGAAAAAGCCAGAACCATAAGCATCACACACCTTAACATAATTTGCTGGTGCTTGTGGTTGAGCCTTTCCAGATGGCAGATCTACCGCACCAGCGAGGCTGGTCGAGGCAAGAAGCGCCAGAGCTGTAAGTGTATTTTTCATTTTTACTCCTTAGTTGGTTAGCACATTATACAGTAACAGGACGATGCCTGCAGTCAATGCCATCCAATTACAGATGGCTATGGCCACGATGATTTCCCACCATTCGTGAAGTTTGGAGCGGGCAACAGGATTCGAACCTGCGACGAACAGCTTGGAAGGCTGACACTCTACCCCTGAGTTATACCCGCAATTCCTATTTTTCATTATACTATCAACTACCCTGACTGTCAAGCCAGTTCATGATATTTTCTGGAGACGTTTCACCATAAGGATCAGTCTCGCAGTTGTTGCTGAATCCAGGCTCTTCGAACCAAGCTTCAACTTTTCCATCGTTGACAATCATAGCATAACGCCAGCTACGATCACCAAAGCCAAGATTACTCTTGTCTACGCTCATACGCATCTTCTGCGTGAACTCAAGATTGCCGTCTGGAATAACCTTTACGTTCTTGATTCCCTGAGCTTTAGCCCAAGCATTCATCGTGAACGCATCATTCACAGACAAACAATAGATTTCGTCGATGCTGTGCTTCTGCTTGAACTCGTCATACATCGTTTCGAATCCAGGCAGCTGCATCGTCGAACAGGTTGGCGTAAACGCGCCAGGAAGCGAGAACACAATCACACGCTTACCGCCGAAGATCTGATAAGAAGTCAGATCATCCCAACGATAAGGATTGGGTCCCTCGATACTGTCGTCGCGAACGCGGATCTTAAACGAAACAGCAGGAACAATTGAACCGATCCTCTTCTTGCTCACGCGAGCGTGTTGCTTAACTTCCCAATTATCGTAATCGTCAAAATCATCAGCTGACATAATCACTATTCACTCCTATTAGGCTTGTCGAGTTAGATAGTTCGGGCGCACATACTTAGCGCCAAAGTATTGCTTAACCAGATTGATAACAACCTGATCATCATACTCCTTACAAGAGAAAACGTCAAGATACATTGCGTTGCCACCCATACCGTCATCTGGCACAAAGTGAGCGCAGATGTTTGACGTTTCAATCAGCTGAACAAGAGTATATCCAGCCTTGTTACCAGATCCAAAGTTTACGATCTGGGGTTCGCCGTAAGCAACCATGTCGATGTCTGCGACTAGCTGCTTCGTGAAACGATAAATCGTATCGTAGTCGGTGATCGCGCGACCATCAAGTTCTGCGCAATCAAGAATTAAGTGATAACCCCAATATGCCATTTCATTCTCCTAAAGTCGTTCGAAAGATTTACTGCTTCTTGTGTCGTAGGTAATTTCATACCATGACTCGAAAAACGCTCGTACAGCTTTCTCGTCGAACTTAGGATCCTGTAGGATATCGACGATGTTATCAGTCGTAGCTTTATTACTCACACAATCATACTCACATCTACCGAATGTAACAATCGGTGTCTTATGTAGCATTGTTTCCATACCCGTTCCCGAATTAACAACGATTACAGCTTTTGCATGGGGGATTAGGTCGTGGATGGAAATGTCGTTTACCCAGATAACATTCTTAAACTGGGTTGCTGCTTGATACAGCGGGGCCATACTACCAGGATTCACGGGATGGCCTTTTACGATTAGTATCTTATTTAGTCTTTCGGTGGCTCTACAGGTAGCAACAAGAGCATCTAAAACTGATACATCTGAGTGATATTTGATCGTTTCATCGTGTGGTATCTGACACGGAAAGAAGAAAAACTCATCAGGTAGATTCAGTTTCTGACTAGGCGGCTGTTCAAACTTACTTTCCCCAAGAGCTGCTCGAGCTTGCATCTGAGAGTAGAAACTTCCCGCAGGAATCTCACGCTCGCGATCAATCGTAAGCGGATAGAACGAAGCGCCGCCAGCAAATCCCTTAGAGTCGATGTAGAACTGCCACGGGAACACTGATTGCATATAATAACGGACTTCCTTATTAAAGACTGGGAACGTATCCGTCGACTTATGCGGAATGTAAACGATATCTGCATCAAGCGACTCTACGAACTCTGGAGTAAACTGCCAGAGTGGCTTTTCAATAAAGTCAACGGTATCACCCTTGACTCTATGCGCAGTAAGCAAACGATCACCCATACGCTGCCAGTGAACACGAATAGGTGGGATTGCTCCGCGAGCTTCAGGAACTGGTCCTTCCTTGAATGTAACGTCAAGGCGTGGGAATAGAATAGCTACTTTCAACGAATCATCCTGTCGAAGTGGTTTTTCTTTGTAAGATAAGTTGGATTGTCATACTTGCGCGGACCCTTACCAGTCCAGATCGTCGTTCCTTCCTTGAACTCCCAATCCATAAAGTTCGCATCGAAGTATTGATAGTTATAACGATCTTTCATGTTCTCGTATGTTTCACTGATCGCAACTTGATCTAGGAACCAAGCGATCGGACCTTTACGAATACGAGCTGCAACTTCTTGAGCAAAGTCCATCGCACGAGACGAATAGTAAACTGCACCAGCTGCGCAACGAGTACCTTGTGCTTCCCATCCAACAGTTCCTGGCAACGGTTCACGAAGGAACAAACCAACGTCACCATGCAAGTCGCTTTCTGTGATAGGCTTCATGATGAGACAGTCAGTGTCGATAATGAGATACTGATCAGGTCGTGCAATCATCTGAGTCATAACAGAAAGGAAACGATCTGTAGCATATATCGTTCGCATCGTATCATCACGAACTGCTGGATATCTCATCCACATAGGAGCAGTTGAATGCGTGAAGTCGCTCTGTGGCCATCCAGCGATTTTGTGGTATCTCGACGAGAGATGATCCAAGAAATCCAAGTCATCATCTTGTGGTTCAATCACATGAAGATGAAGTGAGGTTTCCGCACAAGCAGCAGAAGCTACGAGCGCGGGCGCGTGCGCGCGAAGATAACCAGAGTCACATGATGCAAAGAGTTTCATTTATCGTCCAATGATAGAGTATTCACCGAATGTTTCGTTCACAAGATTAGGATGCCATCCATTAAGAACTGCTTCAGCTCGTGTATCTTGCCAGAGCTTTACTAGATCCTGACGTGGATGTTCACGTTTCTCGCCAGTGAACCAAGCCGGTTGCCAAGGTTGGGTACTCATTTCAGTATAGTGTAAATGATAGATGTCGTCAAGACTTCTTCCGTCGCCGTCATGACAATTCCAACGAGGATCCATTTCTGCCACTAGATTATCGTTACCTGTGAACTGAGCAATGTAGCGATGATGGGCATCTGGATTAGTTTTCATGCGCGAAACTGGCATAAGCATATCGCCTAGCTTTTCGCAGTCCATAACGATAACACAAAACTCATGACCTCCAAAACGCTTACCACGGCGAGCAGCAAGAGGCTTACCTTGAAGATCAATGCTATACAGTTCCGCAATATCACGCAGATTAAGCATGTCCACATCCATGTAAATGGCGCGACCAGTGAATCCACACGCCTCTGGAATCGCCCAACGGAATCCACTAAAAGGCGTCGACCAGCGTTGAGTCTGCCAACCACCCCAGATTGAACCAGTTCCATCCCTGTTCTGACGCATCCATCGAATATCGAGCGGAAGAGTTGCATTTTTACGGAGTGTATATTCAAGCACCATTTCAGCATCGGCATCTTCATTGTTTGCTGATGTTCCGATGAAAATACGAATAGGATCAATCATTCTTTTTGTCTCCGAGAAGTTGGAGCAAGCTCACAAAGATATTGATGAAGTCGAGATAAAGCTGAAGCGCACCATAGACACCAGCCTTTTCGCGTTCTTCACCAGAAGTGTAGTCGTATGTAGTTTTTAGATTCTGCGTGTCGTAAGCTGTCAGACCAGTAAAGACAAGAACTGCTATACAGCTAATCGCAAAGGCAAGAATAGAACTCTGTAGAAACAGGTTCACAAGTCCAGCGATTACAAGCCCAATAGCACCCATCATAAGGAATGAACCGAAGGTTGTCAAGTCCTTTTTGGTAGTGTAGCCATAGAGCGATGCGCCACCAAACGTAGCCGCAGAAATAAAGAATACCTGCGCGATACTACCCATCTTGTAGATCAGGAAGATTGACGAGAGCGACAAGCCCATCGCGACAGCAAACACAAGCAGCGCAATCTTAGTCTGCTGCAAACTCATCTTGTCAAATAGGAAAGCAAATCCAAGTGAAAGAACTAGCGGCAGGAACACAACAACCCACTTGAGCCCTGTTCCCCAGATAGCTGCGCTGATGGCAGGAACCATATAAACACCAAGAGCAGTTGCGCCGCTGAGTGCGAGTGCGACCGTCATATAGTTATAGACCTGCAACATGAAACTACGCAGACCTTCGTCGTATGCCTGAGCTTCTGCTGTTGAGAAATAACGATCTAGTTCTGTTTGCATTAGTGTCTCCTCTTAAAGAACATACCTGTGCGTTGCATGAACGGCTTTTGCATAGTTGATTCTTGTGTGCGGATACGTTGTGTCACTTCATCATCATAATCGAAACCATACTTATTAAACACTTCGTGCCAATATGATTCTGGCTGACAGTTCACATGATGATGACCTGGAGCACCAGGACCAGCAGCAGTGCAAACAACATACTTACAACGAGCGAAGTCCTGCATATAGTTTTCTAGATACTTTTCTTCGACGTGTTCAAGAAACTCTACAGACCAACCAAGATCAAACTCTGTGCGAAGTGAAGCCTGTTCAAGCGGCGCAGGACCAGTTGTGTAGTCGTGAATAAGAACTTTCGCATCTTGTTCCTTACGAACTTCCCAGTCGCCGTCGATTCCCATCGCATCAAGCCCACGCCACTTAGCCAGTTGGACCATTCCGCCTGGACCGCATCCGATATCAAGGAATGACTTTATATTATACTCATTGACAAGAAATGTCAAGGTCCCTCTATCATTATGCGTCTTGTTGAGATGCCCGCCTAGATGCGAGGGTAGAGAATCTTGATTTACTTCTGATGTGTTCTGGTCCACGATGCCACTTCCCATTGATATTGTCGTTGATGTAATTGTCGTTCTCTAGAACGCCATGAGCGAATTGCTCTTTCACTTCTTCATAGTTTACACGACCTTTGGTGCTGTGTAAAGAAATTATTTCTCGCCTGAAGAGGGATTTGTCAGAATCTTTGATCTTAGCTTTGAGTAGCTCACTGGATCCATAGTATGTTTTCCAGTCGGATTCGGATCGCTGGCGGCGACTCTTTCCACGGGCTTTACGGATAGACCAGAAGTATTTACGTCCAATATACTTCTGGCCTTCCGGTGTCGTGATGACATATACAAAGCCGTAGGAGTCGCCGATATCTTCACTCTCAAACTCTTTTCCGTCGAATGTCCAAGGATTTTCATAACTCGCCATACTTTATATAGGGCGACCTGAAACCTCCTCAGGATACAGATCTTCAAGTTGTTTCAGAATGTTTTCATACTTTTCCATTTCTTTCATAGCGAACTCAAGTTCTTCTGCTGTGATCAAATGGATATTAGCACGAATAGCATCAATCTTGTCGAGTATTAGATTGTAACGCTCATTGATGCTAGTCAGTGAATCATTCATCATCCTCATCTTCCTCAAGTTCTATACCTTCGGAAGCTCCGTCTGCCCCACAGAAGGGACAGAATGAAGGAGCTTCTTTTTTACCACGACGCTCATAGCAAACAACATAATCATGTTCCCCACAGGGGCAGGTTAGTTCTTTGTCTGGCATCGCTTAGATCTCGCATCCACCAGCGACACAAGCAAGTTCTTGTGCTCCGGTTGTCGTGTCCGTCTTTTCGTAGTCTTTCAGCTTATTCCAGTCAATGAATTTAGGCATCTTAGCTGCGAATGCTTCGTATTCTTCCTTCGAGCAATCCTGGTAAGGAGCTTGTTTGTAAACATGCTCAGAGAATGGAAGGAACGAAACACCAGACATCTTGTCGAAGTGATTATAGACCCATGCACCAACGTCGAGCCACTCGTGTTCCTTGACGGAGATAGTGACCGATGGTTTGTGTTCACACCAGTGATCCTGATAAGTGACCCAGAGTTCGAGCTGTTCGATAGCAGACATATCCTGACGGAACACTGCGTTCTCTGGAGCTTTCATTGGGAACGAGAACACATAGACATTATTCGGACGCATCACGCAATCTTCGACTGGAACACCAGCGTCGATCATGAGTTGTGCGAGTGGGTCTTTCTTATCCGCGCGAACAGTTCTAATATAGTATGGATTGTGGCGTGCATGAATACCAGAAGCAGCATCAGTAAGCTGGCTAACAGTACCAGAGGGCTTAACACAAGTGACAGCAGCAGACTGTGGGATCCCCATATCCTTGGCGAACTTCTTATTTGTTTCAACTGCGATTCTACGCAGTTGTTCGAGTCTGTCTGCGAGCCCTGGAGTTTTTCCGTTTGTAAGGTCATTATCCATAATTCCTGTCATTGAAACGCCAAGTAGACGTTCTTCTTCGCAATTCTTTTTCCATGATGACGACAGATACTTAAAGTTAGTCAGAGTTGACTGCCATGTTCCAAGGATAGTAGCCCAGTAGACTTTTTCCTTCAGAGTTTCCATCGTGTCTGTTTCGCGAACAACAACTTCTGATAGATTACAGAACTCTTTGTCGCGTAGAATAATTTCTGAACATGGATTAGTTCCGAAATCGTAGTTAGGATCACGACGACCATGCTTTGCTACAGTAGCCTTCGCGCTCGCGCGATTGAAAATACCACGTTCGCCAGACTTTGATTCATAGAGTGATTTCCACTCTTCCATGAACAGACCCATATCAGGCTTTTCTTTATAGATCGCTGAGTTGTTAGCAAGTGCGCGCTGCGATTCGTCAAGCCACCACTGACCAGACTTAGCTGTGCGCATACGATCATCGTTCAGATCAGAAAGCGAGATAAGAGCAGAGCGACGAACGCCACCAACGACTACGATATCTGCGATCTTACATACAATGTCATGACACTCCAATGTGTTTAGACGACGACCAGCGGCTTTCTTGAAAGTATCGACGCAGAACTTGAAAAGAGCTTCTAGCGGTTCTGGACCAGATGCACGTCCACCAAACGTCTTAAGTGGTGCGCCTGCTGGACGGATCTTGCTGAGATCCCAGCGAGGAATCTGACCGGAGTAAAGGAGATGGATAAGTTCTTTGAGAGCTTTAGCCCAACCGAGCTTAGAGTCGGCGACCATGATAGTTGTGTCTGAGGGATGGAAATCTTCTGCGATAACTGGAAGCTGTTCTACGTCTTTTGATTCTACCGAGAAACCTACGCCGGTTCCATTCATAAGGATGTATAGAATTTCATCAAACGAACGTGGGCTATTGACAGCAACATATGAGCAATTATAAGCCGCGACATTTTCGCGCTTGAGTGCTTCACCAGCAGTCATAACGCAACGCATAGAAGGCATGACTTTCTGCGACAGAACTGCCTCTTCGAGTTCCTTACGATACTCCTTGATATCGTAGTTGTGCTGTTCCTTCAGATGTCCTTCGAAGAAGTCGAAGAAACGTCCGATAGTTTCTTGCCAACTTTCTCTACGACCCTGATCCCATAAAAATCTTGAATAACGTGAAAGATGAATGAACTGTTGGTAGAGGGTCGGTAGAGAATTTGACATTGTAACTCCGTTTCTTCTTATCTTCGGACAAAATAATACCTGTCACAGACATTGCGCCTGTGTCAACACTTTTTCCAATCTCGGATTGCCAGCTTAAGAGCGAGTCCCTTAAACGTGGATTTATTTAGTATATGCTCAATCTGTGAACTACTAAGTCCTGACAAAATAGCGTCATTGATGTCTTTGTAATTCCAGTTAGCATTCCACACAACCATAGTATATCCACGTTGAACAAATGATTCTACTCGCTTAACAACTTGTTTGTTACGGGGTTGATTATCGAACACAAGCACGACGTTCTCTCCCGTTAGATTATAGAGCGCACGCTGAAAGTCTGTTCCTCCCGCTGCGATAGCGTTATCAAGGAACATACTGTCGATAGGACCCTCCACGACGTATATAGTTTTCCCTCTAGCCACACGATCGAGTCCGTAGATCAAAGGATCATCAGTAATTCTGATTGTAACGTAACGCAAGGATGAGTTACCCATAGCGCGACCTGTAACGCCAGTGAGTAACCCATCCTCGCGACGAAACGGAATCACGAGCCGTTCGTCTGATGCCAGACGCCCCTCGTAGGCTGGATTCAGCGTTTCAAGCTGCTTGAAGTCGCGCGCATAGTAGAGATCATTCCAACGTTCTTTTGGAATGTTACGTGCTTTTGCATATTCTACTGCGCGATGATGTGAAGGAAGTTGATCGAGACGCGGAAGCATCTCATCTAGAATAATAGGCGGACGTTCCGTCACTGTCTTAGGAATGACGAACGTATCGACTTCAGTGTTGGCTGTTACGCGATCTTTGTAAGATTCTAGTCGGTACGCTTTGGCCAGACCAGGATCAACGAGCTCAACAAGTTTACCAAGATTAGTACCGACATCGCAATTATGACACTTGTAAATGAGTCCACCTGATTTCTCAAACAGGTAGCCTCTCGCCTTCAATTTGTTCTTCTGTGAGTCGCCACAGAAAGGACAGCGGAAATTATAAACTCGCTCAGACTTCCGCTTGAACAGCAGAAGTTTGTGCGAGATCATTTGTGCATACTTATGGTCAATGACAATAGACATAGATTCATTATAATAAGCTCAAGGAACGTTGTCAAGACTTATTTACTCTCCGGTGTAGGTTTTTGTTCGTTCTTGTAGTATTCCTGATAGGCTGCGATCACAGCATTCTGCTGCTGAATATACTTACGCAGTTCAGCCACGTTCATACTAAGATTCTGATAGCCCTGTGGAGTTAGAGCGAACAGAACTACGTTACCTTTGGTAGAAAGCTCTTCAGCCTTTGCCGCGTAGTTCTCTGGGGTGATAACAGTCCAATTCATGTCGGCTTGCATGACTGGTTGGACTGGAGGAACGATAAGCTCAGCCCTTTCAACAAGAACTGGTTTATCTAATACTTTAGTCGTTTCTGTGCAAGCTGTCAAGAGCAAAGCGCAGCATGAAGCAATAAAAACTTTCTTCACTTCGCAGCCTCCTTCTTAGGAATCTTTGAACTAATTACATCCTGGCAAATGTTGTTACGCACTTTACCATTCAATTCGTCTGGAGTTAGAGGCGAACCTGTTACGATCTCGTTGCAACGCAGAGCGTCCTTTGTTCCGCGATTAGCACGAGTCTCGACTTCTGTTGGTTTCTTAGCAGCCATCATAGCAAGATCGCGCTGCTGGAACTTACGACTTAGTGCGTTAACATCATTCTGAGCCTGCTGTGCCTTTTCAGCGATCTCTGCGTTGATGGTCTGCATCTTTTTCATGTCAGCCTGTTGCTGTTCCATGACCATCTTCTGCTGAGTGATCACACCTTCCATACGGATCTGAACTTCTTTGGCTGCTTCTAGCTTACCCTGAAGGGCTTCGATGTAGAAATATCCACCGGAAATAACAGAAAACAAAATGGCGGCAATCGCTATCTTAATACCCAATCCCATTTTCTTACCCCTTGTGTTTGAAGTATTGGACTTGGCGTTCTCTTCTTTCTGCGCCCGCCCTCGTAGGATACGTTCCGAGATTTTTTCCTGTCTTTTTGGAGACGAGTCTATAACCTCCATCGGCTTTGACGATGTGTTCTTTGAATCCACTATTTGACGTAGCAGTTCCATTTGCGTGTTCGCGTTGAACACTTTCGCTTCCGTTTCCACCTGATCCATCACTACCACCTCCCATTGCACTTGTGCGACTTACTGCTTTGACGCGCTTTCCAAGTGCTTTATAAAATACTGTTTGTTCTCCTGTCATACGGCGCACGATTGCTTTGAACATCATTGGCTGACCGTATTTCTTTTTAGGTCCCTTTGGTCCGATGTTTGGTTGACGCTTACTCCAGTGAACATTTGCAGTGCTTGTAGCATCACCCGCTACATTTGCGATTCCGCCGGTTGTTGGTCCGCCTGGTCCACCACCAAGATCCTCATGAATTCTTTTCTTTGCGTCTGGATGCTGGATAACTGTGAACATCTGTGCGCCATAACGATCTGTATGGTATTGCAGACCATACTTGTTGGCGCTATCCCATGTATCGAAACGAGTATCTGGAACTCTTCTTAGACCACCACCGCGAGTTTTAGTTGCAATAGCAAACGGACCCTTGTCGTGTCTACCAGCAGCTTTTACTGCTTCTTTGATAGTTCCGACCTTACTCTTAAGCCAAGCCTTCTTTACTGCTTTGTCGAGCGTCTTACGCGCAGCTGCGCTCTTAGCAGGCTTGAGCAAACGAGCCTTGTTGACTTTACCTACAAGTTCTGGAGATACTTCGTTGAGCATTAGATTTTCCTTAGAACGTCAACAATCCGCATATCCATAACAATATCAGTGGTTCTTACATTTTCAGAATCTGGTCCAATGTTATCTACAACTTCTGGCAGATAGTTTAGCAACATCAGAAACGGTTTCAGTATATGTAGATAGTCATACAACTTGAACACTAACATTCGCGTGAGAGCTTTATGCTCAAACACATTGTATAGAACCATCAAATGATTTAGTATCAATCTTTCCTTAAGCTCACCGTGTTTCTCATAACGCCCAAAGAGTCTGCGAAGATTTTTGATTCTAGCCAAATCATCAAGAAACTCTTGTTGATCTACACATGGATTTAGATAATGATGTGCAGCATAAAGAAAGAAATTCGAATCGTCCAATTTACCTTTCATCTCACTTTTTTAGTTCTTGTGCAGCCTCTACAATATCTTTGTTTGCTGCATCTGCTTTAATGAAAAAGCGCGCTGTCATAGACAACACGCCCCATGCTAAGAATCCGATAGAAGCACCTGCTGCAAGAAGATGATCTGTTGCTAATGTCGCGCCGAGATATTCGCAAATAATAGGAGCAAATATAATTGCAGAACCAGTGCAGACGCCACCACGAATGACAGCATCTAAAATTGTTTTGGGTTTCATGAAGGCAAACATAGTCAAGCCTCCAGCTAATCCGCCCGTGGCAGAAGCAACTTTAGCAGTAACGAGTGACGCAGTTTCGATTGACATTAGTATCTTTCCAGATATTGTTTTACGCTTTCGCGAACTGTTTGCGGTAGATTAGCAACAAGAGCAGCAGTTAAGTAAGCTGGTTCAACTTTCTGCTCTATTAAATTCGCGCACTCAATGACAACCAATTCTGTTTCATCGTTTTCAATGAAAGAGCGCATGCGAGGATTCTTACGATTACCAAATTGCCATGCAAGCTCTTCTGCTTTTTCGCCAATCAAAGAACGAACTTCTTCACGCTTCGACGGATCAACTGTAACAGTATGATAAGAATCTGTTCCGTAGATTGAATGACACAATCCAGCTAGAACAACGTCTTTATCACACTCCCATCCCATAAGTAATTCTGCTGTGCCAACGAGATGATCCATGAGATTTCTCCCAGTATGTGAATTCTCGTCGGCACCATTATCAATAAGAAAGTCAATGATATCCATATCAGAATACGCTTAAAGCCACCCTCTTGATTGTTGTTGCATTCACTGCGATATACAAATAATTGTTTGTGAAACGCATTTCACCTACTTGCATTCCAACAACAGTTGCATTGTTTGAACCAGGAGTTGATCCAAATGTAATCTTTACTGTATTTGCAGTAAGAGTTTTAGTGATATTTACGTTTGAAGCGAACTGTGCGCGATTACCGCTTACAGTTACGTTTGCACTGAATACTGTATTAGCTGGAACAGCACCGAAAAGATTTTTGATAGTAATACTCTTCGATACTGGTGTTCCGTTTGGATCATCAACGATCATCAGCAGATCAGGAGCCGCTGTGGTCGTCAATGATGCAAGCTGTGTTACCTTTTTATCAGCCATCTAGCGACTCCGAATCTGTTATTCTGGAAGCTTAGAATCATCCTTATTGCTTCCGTCGCCAGAAATTGACGAAGCAGCAACAAGAGTTTCGTAAAATACACGACCAGCGCGACCACCCTGACCTTCTGTGCGAAGAGTCCAACCAGCGTGTGTCACCTTGCGAGCTTCAGATGTATTGGCAAATGCCATTTCTGAAGTCGAAACACCAAACGTTCCGTATGCGATGTTTGCGCGAGCAGCACCGATAGTGACGTTAGCGTAAAGCTCGTCCTTATTCTTTGGAACGTTGAGCGTAGTATTAGCCCAGCTTGGCGCTCCGTTAGCGTTATCTGTCATTGTCCATTGTGCCATAATCCTGCACTCCTTTCTTAAGTTATGCTATTTAGTCTTTGATGCCAGCCGATTTCTTAGCTGCTGCCATACCTACAGCATATGGCTCACGAACTTTCGACTTATGTTTGATAAGCGACTTTGCAATTTCATGTCCCTTAGAAACAACTTTCTTAGGAAGATTTGATGCTTCCTTCAGTGGTGGATTCATCACGATAGCTTCGCGGCCGCCTTTTGTTTCTTTATCTTTACCACCGTGCATTTCGCACTTCATCTTAGATTCGTTGGTATCACCGCAGCTGCACTTAGTTCCTTCTTTCATGCTGCTAAGACGCTTATTGGCCTTAGACTTCATGACGTCCATCTGCTTCTGTGCAATCTTGCGCTGAATCTGTGTCTTGAGTGCGTCTTTCTTAGCAGCCATCTGATCAGCTACGCCCGATGCGGCTGGAGCTGCTTCTTTCATCATCTTATGCTTGAAGTTAGCCTTATCATAATCGCCAGGAGTCTGTTCGTCAACAGCATCTTCCTGTTCCTTAGTACCTTCGCTTTTCATCTTCTTGTCTTTGATGGCTTTCTTCATCGACTCTTTCTTATTACCATCCTTGTCGAAATCCAGATAGTCTGGCTTCGCATCTTCTTTACGCAGCATCTTGAAATCTTGCGCATCTAGCTTGCCGTTATGATTCTTGTCGAGTTTTACTTGTTTGCCTTTCAGAGCTTCATTAACAGCTCCGACGAGCGAATCGCTGAGACCAAACTTTTTTGGATCAATTGACATTTCCTTTACCTTTCTTTATCCGTTAGGCATTGCTATCGAAGTTGCAATAAGATTGTTTCCGCTGACTTTATCATCAGGATCTTTTCGAACGACAAGATAAGTTCCGTGTTCAATAGGAAGATTACCAATCAACACATTATTAGCGTGTCTAAAATTGATAATCTCATATTGATTACCTCTATTATGAACGAATACGAACTTTGCGCCATAAACAGTGTTTCCACCATTACCCACAATAGATATCGTATTCGATAGAGGTTTATAAACTTGTGACATTACTCGCCTTTAATATAAGAACGCAACATCCAACCATGCTTTTCGTGAATGTCGATGCGATCTTGTAGGAAGTTAGCAATACCAAC